CAACATATCCTATTAAGATTAACAGTTCTACTGTAGAAGCAAGGATTAGGAACTATTTAAATGTGTTGTATAAATTTCATAAACTTACAGAAAAGGAAGTAGATATTGTTGTAGAACTTATAATAAAATATTATGAGATAACAACCCGTTATCCTGTTTATGATAAAGATTTAGTATCTAAACTTCTTTTTGATGTAGATGTCAAAAGACATATTAAAGAGAAATATAATATAAAAGACCCTGTACTACAGAATTATATGACTACCTTCCGTAAAAAGAAAGTTATAATAGATGGTTTATTAAATCCTAATTATATTCCACCTAAAGAGCAATTTGAACTTAAATTTGTATTTTTATGAACGAGGATATAATGAGAGAGGTAGCTAAAGTTTTGAATATACCTTATAGTACAGTAGAAAAAGTGATGAAATCATTCTTTAACTTTGTTAAATTCAGGATAAGTAAAGTACCTTACAAGAAGTTAAAGACCTTTGATAAAATAAAAACAAATTTTGTAATACCAGGATTTGGAAAATTAGTAGTAAAAAATAAAGTAAACAGAAAAATATATGAAGAAAAGTACAGAAAAACTGAATGTTAGATGCATGTTTGACCATGTAATTACTACAGCAGAGACAAAAAAGATTACTGATGGTGGTATAATTTTAACTGCTGATGAAAAAGGAGCTATATTAACAAGACAGACAGTTCTTGTAGCAGGGCCTAATGCTAATGTTGTTCCTGGAGAAGAAATAGAAATAAATGTAGACAGGTTTCCAAGAAAAAATATAGGGCCTGCCAGATTGGATATTGGAGAGGACAGGTATATAATTGTTCCTCCCATTGAGATAATCAATGAGAAACCTTATTTATTTATTTCTTCAAGGGAGATAAAGTATGTGTATGAACAACCGGAAATTAATACAACTTCTACAGATGAAATTAGTTAATGACGAAGAGATAGATGATTTACCTGAATTAGAAACATATCATGAAGATATAGTAAGACCTGATTTGGATTACTCTTATAAGAGAGGAGAAGATTTAGAAAGAGATAAAGAAATAACGAAAGATAAACCTTAATATAATATAGCCCTGGATGGGCTTTGTAAAATCCACTTAATATTATGGTAGCAAACAATTTGATTGTTAATTACAAACTGAACGCAGAAGACGCAGTTCAGATTAACAGACGTAGAATTAATTCTCAATCAATTGCTGAGAGAATTAAAGAGAAAATTTGGCCAACAGGTGCACAAGCTCACATTGGAAATGAAGCAAAAGAAGGTCAAATATTACCTATGGTAATTGTAGGAATCTGGAGTGATAATTGTGTAAATGGTCAGGTTTTTTTAGATGGAAATGATCAACTTTGGGTAACAAGCGTACAACAAGGAAATGAGCCTGGTAACTGGAATTATTTCATGTGTGATTTGGATTGAGGCTTTTAGACTTATAAGACTGTTTATTTGAAACAGTCTTAATTGTTTAGTATAAATTAAGTTTAGTTTAAAAATAATAATGAAAGATTTATTTGAATTTGATGAAGATTTTGAAGTAGTAGTAAGCCCACAAGCTTTAACTTTATTGCCTTTTGTTGCTGTTCTTGATAAATATAAGAATAAGAAAATAGGTATAGCTGAATTATCTTATATATGTTTTTTATGTGATTCTAAGTCTGAGTATTCAGATATAAGAGATGAGAAAGAAAGAAGTAGTGCTATATTATCTTCTATAATACATGGTAATGAAATTAAAATAGATAAAGTAACAGAAAAAGCCATAGAATTTTATAAAGAAAGAAGTCATACTACTACTACTATATTCTTAGATTCTGCTTTGAATGCTATAGATAAATTATCCAAGTATTTTGATGCTATAAATTTTGAAGAGAGAGATTTTAAAGGTAATTTGGTGTATGACCCTAAGAAAGTTACAGATGTTATATCAGCTACTCCTAAATTAATGGCAGGACTTAGAGAAGTAAGAGATGCTATTAAGAAAGAACAAGAAGTAGAAGGTAATATAAGAGGTTCGGGTAAAAAAGGAATTTATGAAGACTAATTAATTAAAAATAACATGAAAACAGTATGTATTTATCACTCAGTAGATCTTGATGGTTGGATGTCAGCAGCAATAGTTAAACACTGGTTCTATAAAAATAATAATAAAAGAACAGAAGTAAACTTAAATGTTGTAAATACTTTAAGTACAGAGGATAGAAATGAGTGGGAATCTAAGGTAAATTCTAAATTTACGGATCCTACGATTTATTTTATAGGATACAACTACGGACAACCTATTCCAGATTTATCAGAATATGATAAAGTAATAATGTGTGACATTAGTTTCCCTAAAGAAGAAATGAACAAATTACAAAGTTCATTAAAAACTAATTTTATTTGGATAGATCATCATATTTCAGCTATTTATGATAATTCTGATAATATGTATATAGAAGGACTAAGAAATACTAAATTTGCGGCTTGTGAATTAACATGGTCTTATTTTTTCCCTTATATAGTAATGCCAGAAATAATTAGACTATTGGGAAGATATGATTGCTTCGGCCATAAAGGAACTGATGAAGAACAAAAGGTTTTAGAGTTTCAATATGGTGCAAGACAGTGTATAAGCAATTATGAATCAGCTTATATTTATTTAAAAACTTCACTGGATCCTAAACTTAATTTACATGATACAATAGAAAACGCTATATTAGAGTCAGGAAAATCTATTTACAAGTACCTTTGTACAGAAGCTAAACAAGTCTATAAGAATGGATTTGAAATTACATTAGAAAGAAATGATATTGATTTCAGCAGTAATACCGGCGTTAAAATACATCCAAAATATAAGTTCATTTGTATTAATAAAGAACGTTTCAATCCTATTGACTTTGGTATAGATTATCATAAAGATGGATATGATGGAGCAGTTTGTTTCTGGTATAATAATGGTAAATGGAATTTTAGTCTGTATAATGATAATGGATTGGTTGATTGTTATATAATTGCTAAACAGTTTGGTGGTGGAGGACATAAAGGAGCTTCTGGATTTGTTTGTGATACTAAAACTTTATTAGAAATTATAGGAGAGAATGGAACAAAAGTATAAGTATCCTACAAATTTAAAGAGTTTTCAGAAAGGTACTAAGTACCAATTACAGGATTTTAATGGAGAATGGTCTGCTATTACTGAGATAACAAGAATGTGTAATGAGACAAAAGAAACTTTAATATACTATATTAATAAAGGTAAAGTAAGAATTATAATAGAAGAATGATTACACCTGTAGATAAAATATTTAAACCTGACACAGAGGAATATGCAGAATTAGTTGAATTAATGACTACTATTCCTCTTGTTGGTTATATGACTAATCCTGAAAGAAGAAGAGTTAAAGATATGCCAAAAGATAAGGATGGAAAAGTTATAGTAGATTTTTCTAAACCTCATATCTTGGAGAATATGTCTTATTTTACTAAAGTCAGAGAGGTATTTTTATCTACAGGTAAATATTGTGAGTATTATCCTTCAAAAAGTCCTAATTCTCCATATAAGCAATTTTGGGATGAAGAAATAAAGAAATGCTTAGAAGGAGTAGTGAGAGAGGATGGAGAATGGATACCTGGGTACTATTACTATTATTTAAATTATTCCCAAATAGAAATAGTTAAAAGAAAATCAGAAAATAGTAAAAGATCTTATAAAGTAAAATCTTTTCCTGATATATGGGATGGAGATTATTTATTTTTCCACTATGTAGAAAAGGCAGAAGAAGCAGGATTACATGGAGCCATAGTAAAGGCAAGGCGTAGGGGATATTCATATAAGTTAGCTTCTATGTTACAAAGAAATTATTTTTTAATAAGAGGTAGTAAATCCTATGCATTTGCCTCTTCCTCTGAATATCTTACAGTAGATGGTATTCTTAACAAAGCAGATATGAATTTCTCATTTGTAAATCAACATTGTGGATTTTCTAAGAAATTAGCTTTAAAAGATACTATTCTACATAGAGTTTCAGGCTACAAAAAACCTGGGGATACTACAGAGTATGGATTTAAGAGTGAAAGAATAGGAGTAACTTTAAAAGATGATCCTGACAAAGCAAGAGGTAAAAGTGGAAAATTAGTAGCCTGGGAAGAAAGTGGTAGTAATCCTAATTTATTAACTTCATGGAATATAGCTTTGGAATCTGTAAAACAAGGTAGTGATGTATTTGGATTTCAAGTAGCTTTTGGTACTGGTGGAGATGATGCAAACCAATTTTATGGATTGGAGCAATTATTCTATAGTCCTGATGTTTATGAGATATATTATATAAACAATGTATTTGATAAAAATTCCTCCAATAATAAATGTGGATTCTTTATACCTGATTATTTAAATAGAGCTAATTGTTATGATAAAGATGGAAATTCTGATGTAACCAAAGCTATGGGTGAAGTCATAGAGTTGAGAATGAAAATTAGAAATGGATCTAGTGATACTCAATATCTAACCAAAAGAAAAGCGGAACTCCCTTTTACACCACAGGAAGCTTTTAGTAGAACATCGGGATCTGAGTTTCCTATAAATGAGTTAAAAGAACATTTTGCAGATATTAGCCCATCAAGAGAGCAATTCCTCTCTCAGCATTTTGTTGTAGAGTTATATTGGACTGGAATAGATAGTGTTGAATTTAAACCATTGTTTGATAAAAAGCCCATAAGGGAATGGCCATATAAAGGAACTAATTTAGAGGGTGCTATAGAAATATTTGGTTCAGACAAATTACCTCAAAAAACCAAAGTATCTAAAGAAGTTCCAAGAGGTAGATATATAGGAGGAGTTGACCCTGTCGATGATGATACATATAAAACATATAATGTATCCCTTTTTTGTGTGTGGATTTTTGATTTATGGGAAGATACTTTTGTTGCTAAATGGATGGGAAGATTTCCAAGAGCTGATGACAATTTTGAAATAGCTTTAAAATTGGCTACATTTTATAATGCAGAACTTAACTATGAAAATAAACTCAAAGGATTATACGATTACTTTAACAGGAAACATAAATTAAAATATATAGCTGAAACTCCTGAAGTTCTTAAAGAAATGAATTATATTAAAGATGCAAGATTATTTGGTAACAGGGCTTATGGCACTCCTCCTTCTTTAGTTATAAATGCATGGGGTAGAAAATTACAGGCAGATTGGATGAGAACTGTAAATATAAATGTAGGAGAAAGAGTATTAGATGAAAATACAGGTTTAGAAAAGATTAAAGGTACATTAGGAGTTAAAACATTGAGAGATTTTGAATACATCAAAGAATGTATTTCCTGGAATATAGATGGTAACTTTGATAGTGTATCAGCAGCAAATATGGTATTTATTCTTAGAGCAGACAGATTAAAATCATTGGAAACTTTCAAGAAAACTATAGAAGAGGAAGAGGATCCATTTGCAGATGATGAGTTTATACGAAATAACTATAAACCTCCTGTTTATGGTGCATTTGTAGGTTCTCAATTAAAAGACATATTTGATATAAATTAATATATTTGTCTAAAAATAACATATTATGGATATTAAATTACCTCCACAGAAAAAAACATACAAACAAAAAGATAAGGCATGGAGACAATCTTGTGTAGATGCTTTAGACAGGGGTATGTCTTATCAATATAATTTAGGTACAAGAAGGACTATCAGGGCCAAAATATTAAATCAGAATTTATATGAAGGGAAACTAGACATACCTGATATGGTAAAAGTAATTAATCCTTCAAGTACTTTAGCTGATTTTGTACCAAATGATATACAACATCAACCTATTATAGTTCCTAAGATAGATTTGCTTGTAGGAGAGGAATTAAAAAGACCCTTTGACTGGACAGTAATGGTAGGAGATACACATGGTATATCCTTAAAACAAGAAGATAAAAAAGTATTAATTGATAAAAAGATAACAGAACTTATAAGTCAGGATAATTCAGAAGAGGAAATTAAAGCTGCTTTAGAAAAATTAAAGATATATTTCAGGTATGAATGGAAAGATATAAGAGAAGTAAGAGCCAATAAATTATTAAGGCATTACTTTAAAGCTCTTGACATGAAATCTAAATTTAATGAAGGGTTTAGAGATGTTCTTGTTCAGGGAGAAGAGATTTATCAGTGTGATATACAAGGGAATGAACCTACTTTTGAAAGGTTAAATCCGCAAAGAGTTCATACATTACGTAGTGGATTTTCAGGAAGAATAGAGGAATCTGATGTTATTATATCTGAGGAATACTGGAGTCCCGGTAGAGTTATAGATACTTATTTTGACCAGTTAAAACCAGGAGATATAGAAAGAATTTCTTCAGGTAATTTTAATGCAGGATTAAATTTTTCTACTGCTTCTTTTGCTGATAGTATAATTGTAGGTGATTCAGCACAAACTTTAATGGATGGTTATGTAGCTGCTTCTCAAATTAATGGAGCTACCTATTCTAAAGTTTTAGTAGATAGTTCTGGTAATTTAAGGGTGTTAAGATGTTACTGGAGATCTCAAAAATTAGTTCAAAGAGTTACTTATTTTGATGACAATGGAGATCCACAGATAAAGATTATGTCAGAAGAATATATTCCTGATGAATTTAGAGGAGAAGTTGCTGAGAAACTGTGGGTTAATGAATGGTGGGAAGGTACAAAAATAGCAGATATATATCTTAACATGCGGCCAAAACCTGTGCAATATTCAAGATTAGGTAATCCTTCTGTTGGACATCCTGGTATTGTAGGTGAGATATACAATTACAATCAAGGGAAAGCTATTTCTCTTTTAGACAGAATGAAATCTTATCAATATCTATATGATATTATATGGTATAGAGTAAATAAAGCCATTGAAAAAAATCTTGGTCCTATTCTTGAACTGGATGTAACTAAAAAACCTGCTAATTGGGATACTCATAAGTGGCTTTATATGGCTAAAACTTATGGTACTTTGTACGTAGACCCATCAAGAGAGATTAATAAAGGTCCTGCTACTGGTAAGACTGCTGGTATATATAATACAACAGGAAGAGTTTTAGATATGGATACTGGAAATTATATCCAGCAACATATCAATTTACTTGCTTTTATAAAAGCAGAAATGTCTGAAATAGTAGGTATAACACCCCAAAGACAAGGATCTGTAACTGCTAATGAAACATTAGGCGGTGTAGAAAGAGCAGTTATACAATCTTCCAATTCTACTGAATGGTGGTTTGCTAAACATGAACAAGTGAAATTAAGAGCCTTGACAATATTTTTGGAAACTGCTAAGATAGCATTAAGAGGGAATAAAATAAAACAACAGCATATATTAGACGATTTTTCTGCTGAAGTATTTGAAATAGATGGAGATGAATTTGCAGAAATGGATTATGATATATTTTTATCATCTGAACAAAAAACTAAAGAAACAGAGCAAATTCTAAATCAAATGGCTCATGCTTTCATGCAGAATGGTGGAAATCTCGGTGTTGTTATGGATATATTGTTTTCTACTTCTATGGCTGATAAGAGGAGAAGAATAGAATTAGTTGAATTTGAAAAGGCTCAACAAGAACAACAAAATCAGGAGCAGGCATTACAGATACAACAACAGCAGATAGATTCTCAGGAAAAAATAAGGCAGGAAGAATTAGCTATGGAAAAGTATACTGTAGATTCTAACAATGCTACAAAAATAGCTATAGAGGAAATGAAGCTTGGTATTGATAACAAAGAACTGGATTTACAGGAAAATGAAAGTAAAGAAGATATATTACTCAGGATAAATGAACTTAAAAACAAAATGGAAGAACATAAAGATAAGATTGAAGTAGAGAAAAAGAAAGTTAAAATGAAAAAAGTTAGTTGATTTAAGTATATAATGAGATAAGGAGGACCACAAATCCTCCTTAATTTTTAATAAACTTTATATTATATTTGTTACATAATTAATATGAGAAATATGGCAGGAGAAGATTTTTTTGATGTACTGGATATGGGTAATATTAACATTCCAGAACAAGAAGTAATTAAGGAAGAACCTAAACTTCCTGAAGAAGAAACAAAAAAGGATGAAGAAAAGGAAAAAGAAATAACCGATGACACAAGTCAGGAGAGAGTAGGTGAAAAAGAGAAGGAAAAGTCCGAAGAGGAAGAAGGTACAACTCAAAAGTCTCCTGCCAACTCTGACGAAGTGTTGTTTAGCGAATTAGCAAAAGCCTTCAAAGACAGAGGACTTTTCTCTTCAATTGATGCAGAAATTAAGAATGAGGATGATTTTGTAAATGCTTTCAAAGCTGAGATTAAAAGGAATGAATTTGCACAGTTAAATGAAACTCAGAAGGAATATCTGGAAGCATTAAATGAAGGAATACCACATGAAATTATTTCAGAGCATCAAAGAACAAGAGCAATCTTTCAGGATATAACAGATAAGGATTTAGAAGAAGATGCAAATCTCAGAAAGCAGGTTATTATTCAGGAAAGATTACTATCAGGATGGACTCCTGAAAGAGCTGAAAGAGACTTTAAGAGAATACAGGATTTAGGAGAGGAATTAGAGGAAGCCAAAGTATGTACTGAAAGTCTCAAAGAAAAAGAAGAACTCAATTTTAAGAGTGAAAAAGAGAGAATAAAACAAGAACAGATTGAAGGAGAAAAGCAGGCTAAAGCTAAATTGGAAGAACTTAAACAAGCTGTTTATAAAGAAGATAATTTCTTAGGTTCATTGAAAGTTGATGATGGTTTAAAAATGAGAGTATATGAGACTATGACAAAACCAGTCGGATATACTCCAGATGGAAAACCAATTAACAAATTGATGCAACACAGAATAGAAAATCCAGTGGATTTTGAAACTAAGTTGTATTATATTTATGAACTTACAAACGGCTTTACAAATATTGGTAAGTTTGTAAATAAAGCTACAACTGCTGCATCAAAAACATTGAGGAATGCAATATCAAATTCTACTTTCTTAAAGGGAGTAGGAAATTCAGGAGGCAATCAATTTCCTGATGAAAATGATTATTCTTCTCCAATCGTAGATATAGAGTTGTAACCGTTTTAAATTAAATATATTATGCCGGAGTTAGGAAAATTCCAAATGACGGAAGTTAAAAACTGGGCTGGACTTACTACAGCAAACCATCTTGGTTTGATGTTTGGGGACAAACCTCAGTTATTGACTAAAGTCATGACTAAAATTCTTGCTGCTTCAGGAGTAAATAACCTGGAAACAGTCCTTAACAGATACCCTGTCAAGCGGCTTGAAACTGATGCTGATTTTACATGGAAATTGACTGGTTCAGATGATAGGAACATTCCTTTGTTATATGCTTATGTAACAGCAGGAGTAGTACTTACTACTGAAACAGGTGTTGGAGCTGATGGAGCCCCTATACATCTTGTTTTTGCTGAGAGGTATTTTTCAGATGTAAATGTTATTGTTGGAGAGAAAAACGAGGTATATCAACTTCGTGTAATTGATGATCCAGTTAAAAATGCTGATGGATGGGATTATACTGTTCAACTTATGGGTCTTAATTCTGCTGGTATGCCAGCTACAGAACTTGTAGCAGGTAAAAGATTTTCTAAAGAATTTTCTCCTGTAGAGGATACTATGTCAGTAAAAGGTGGTGATATTCATTTTACTACTCCTATTGATATGAGAAATTCCTTCACTACTCTTCGTATGGAACATAAAGTTCCTGGTAATTTACTTGGTAGACAGGTAGCTACTGCAATTGAAGGAATGGATAATCAGGGAAATCTTAAATCATTTACCACCTGGATGCAATATGAGGAATGGCAATTTGAGCGTCAGTGGGCACAAGAAAAAGCTCGTGCTTTGATGTATGCTCGTTCTAACAGGGCTGCTGATGGTAGTTATTATGATATTGGAAAATCTGGATTTTATATCAAGCAGGGTGCTGGTATCAGGGAACAGATGGAAGTGTCTAATACTGAACTTTATAATACTTTTAGTATTGAGATGCTGGAATCAATCCTTAATGACCTTGTAGAAGGTAAAACTGATTTGAATGATCGTGAGTTCTTGTTACGTACAGGTACTCGTGGTGCTACACAATTTCATAAGGCTGTTACAGAATTAGGTAAAGGATGGTATCAATTGTGGCCAGGTAGTAATCCAGCTACAATTAAACAGACTAAGAGTGATTTGCATCAAAATGCTTTCACAGGTGGTTTTCAGTTTACTGAATATATGGCTCCTAATGGAATTAAGATTAAATTAGAAGTAGATTCTATGTATGATGATAAAGTACGTAATAAAATACTTCATCCACTTGGAGGCGTTGCTGAATCTTACAGGTATGACATTCTTTATATGGGAGGTCAGGCAGGTAGTTCAGAAGCAAATATTCAAAGAGTAGAACAGTCAAGAGGAGAACTTAGAGGTTATCAATGGGGTTTCAGGAATCCATTTACCAATGAGATTAATAACCAGTACATGGGAACAATGGAAGACTCAGCTACTTATGTTCGTTATACAAGTTTAGGAGCTGCTGTACTTGACCCTGGAAAAACAGCTACATTGTTACATACCTCACAGGCATAAGATGTCTTTGATATTTCTATAAAAGTAATTGTTTCAAGCTGGGGAGAAATCCCCAGCATTTTAAAAGTAACTAATTAAAAATTAATATATGGCAGGAGCAATTTTTGAATTACCTGATGAACAGGTCGAAGTCAGGTATGTTAAAAAACAAACAGAGTTAATAAAGGATAAGAGACATATTGCATATGGCGGTTTAATGGAAGGTGCTTATATAACATTTGTACCTAAAAAATTAAGAGATAAAGATACATATGCTAACGTTCTTACAAATGCTGAGAAAGACTATTTAGAGAAAATACTCGGAATATCTCTGAGTGTTTATACTAAAGAATTAAATTATTGGGATAAAATAAAGTTTAGAATAGGAAAAGAAGGTATATTTCTGAATTTAAATGATCCGGAAGAATACATAAAATATAAAGTTCTTTTAACTTATACTGATATAGTTTGTACTTCTATAGAAGAGTTAGACTTCAAACGTAGTTACAGGTTTGTAATTGTGAAGAAAGATGATGAAGCTAAACAAACTCTTAAAAAAGTGGATGTTACTAAAGAAGCTTATAAACTTCTTGGAAAAATTGAAGATAGCAGAGAAGCTATGATAGATTTTTTAAGGGTGTCCAATATGAGAGTAACAGAAGATACTTCTATGGAAGGATTGGTAGCACTGGTTAGTGATATACTTGTTAAGGATACAGCAAAATTTGTTAAGACTTTGAAGGATCCAAGTTATGAAACAAGGGTATTAATACACAAAGCTATGCAGGCTGGAGAAATAATTAAAAAAGGTACATATTATTATTCTAAAGATAATGAACCTTTATCAGAACCAAATACACCTGCAACATTGGAAAATGTTGTACTTTATCTTGAAAATAATTTGTACCAGGAATATAGGTTACATTTAATGGCAAAAACTAAATGACACCAGAAGAATTGAGTAAAGAGTTAGATGTTATTTATGAAAACATAAATAAGAATGGAGCTCCAGGATTGGATGGATATGAAAAATCTGTCATATTTACACATGCCCAGGATATACTCGTAAGGACTATATTAGAGCAAGATCCTTCTGCTGCTTCACTATCTCAATTAATTACTTTATTTGAAGATACAACAGGAACTCCAACTGGATTTAGTTGGGGTACTGTTTTCAATCTTCCTGAAACTGGAGTACTAAGAGTATTAAATGAAAAGGTATCTGATACAGATGGGAATGATTACACAATAGATCAGATTTCTTCACAGGAATTTGATATTAAGCAATCAAAACCTTATCATTATCCAAGAAGGAGAACAGCATGGAGATTACCTTTAGAAGATTCTGCTATAGCAGTGGAATTATTTGGAAGACCTAATATAGTATTTGATACATATAAATTAAGGTATGTAAGAAAACCTAAACCTATAATTGTAGAGAATTTAAAAACTATATCTCCTTTTAATACTGATATGGTTGATAATTATACAATTACATCTGGTGGTACAGGATATAGTGTAGGAGATAAAATATCTATAACAGGAACAAATTCAAATGCAGTATTTCAGGTAACAGAAGTTAATGCAGGAGTTATTACTGATTTATCTTTAATAGTAAGGGGAGCAGGAATAACAGCAGGATTAAATAGTACAACAAGAATATATCCTTTAGTTCCTGCAAATACAACTGCAACAATAACTGTTACTATAGTTAGTGCAGATACAATTGATGGAGAATATCTACCAAGAACATCTGAGTTAGATATATCATTACATAGAGAGATAGTAAAAATAGCTGCTACATTAGCTGAACAATATTATTACGATAAATATGGAACTTCAGGAGATCAGCGACAGAATTGATATAAAGTTAAACAGCTTTGAGGTAAGACTTAGTGTAGATGAATATGAGAAATCCATTTATCTTACAAGGGCACAAAAAGCTATTTACAAAGAAATGGTAAACATATTTGAGAGAACAGAAATTATAGATACTTATCTATATCCTTTTCTTAAAGAGTTTATTACTAATGTTGATGTAAGAAAAATATTAAAACCTAAGATGGTTAACAATTCAGTGAATATTGTAGTTCCAAGCGATATTTATATGATAGTATGGGAAAAGGCAATTCTAATATCTGATGATCCTAAATATAATTTGAGGGAAGTAAAAGTTCTAAAAACCAGAATAGCAGAATTACCTTATAAAGTGGATAATCCGTTCAGAACTCCTAATAATAAAGAAGTGTTAAGAGTGATTACAGGTAATGTTACTGATTTAGATGTTTGGGAATTAGTATTACCAGAAAATACGGAATTAAAACAATATTCATGTAAATACCTGAAAGATATTAAACCTATAATATTGGAAAATTTACCTGATGGGTTAAGTATAGAGGGAGAAAGCAATGCATTAAATACTGAATTTATAGATGAAGTTCTTGAAAATATAATAGATTTAGCAGTTTTGTCCATTATAAAAGATAAGACTGTAGTACAACAACAAAATGTTTAATTTAAATTTTTAACAAATGTATTCAGCAAAAAACAATTTGAAAGTATGGGTAAGTAATTTTAGTTATCCTTACATGGCAGCTAATACTGATACTCTGTCCAACTTACCGGCAGGTGCAATTGGCTTTTACACAGAAGCGGGTGTTCTTTTGCCTGATGGTACTGGTACAGGATTTATAGCTTTTAGAAAACCTAATGGACAGGTATTAAGATCTAAAAGTTTTACATCTGCTGTAACATGGCTTAACAGGAGGAAAGTATATACGGCTCCTACCCTGGGGACACAGACTCTTACTGTTACTGCTGTAGCAAGTACTGTATATCAGGTAGAACTTGAGTTTTTACTGCCTGGTTTGGGACAAAGTTACATGCTTCATGGTAATTATAAATCAGCAGCTTCAGGTGATGATGCTACTGCTATTGCGGCAGCTCTTACATTATCATTGAATAATGCGTTGATTCGTACACAGAAAACTGAGTATTTCACCATTACAAGTGCTCTTGGTGTTATTACAATTGTAACTAAATTAAGACCTTATGTACGTGGTAAATTACAAGGACATCCTGTATGGTTCAAATCGAGGGTAACTTTGCCAGAAGCTCAAGCTGCTCTTGGAACACAGACTGTAGCTCCTGTTGAGGGAGTTGGATATGCTCCTTATATTGCAGAGAAGGAATTTTTTGCACAGGGAGATTCTGATGCCTTTAGGTTTAACAGTTGGCCAAATTCTTTCGATGATAGGGGTCTTTTAGCAATAAAAGATGCTACTTTGGCTCAGTATGATGTTGTGCCTTTTAATATCAATAGTCCTGTTGGTACTAACAATGCAGATGTAAATGCAAATCAGGATTATTTGGTATGTTTTAATAGTATAGGAGTTACTCCTACTCCTATTATGACAGGTACTTATGCTGCTGGTAACGTAACTCCAACAGGCTGGGCAGTACCAGGTTCAACAGTAACTTTGTATAAAGGTGGCGTGGCTACAGGTACTCCTGTAACAGCACATGCTACTACAGGTGCAGTTACTTATGGAAGTACTGCTGTTCTTGAGGGAGATATTTTGACCTTTAAAGCAGTTGATGGAAGTGCTGCTGCTTCTGCTGCTTCTAACTCAAAAACAGTAACAGCATAGTAAATTGAATTAACTATAAGGTTTAAGGAATAAGATACTGATTCTTATTCCTTTTTTTATTATATTTACACACAAATTAATACAAGTAAAATGGCAACAAATATTAATTATCATGATTTATTTTCTTTGACTGTAACTGATGATGAAGATGTACTGGAAGGTGGTTTTCATAGTGCAACTTTCAAAAATATAGGAGAAGATGATGCTACAATATCTGTTAATACAAATGAATGGACAATACCTTCTGGTGAGGAGTTTAGTATACCTTTTGTAAAAGAGGACTGGTTATGGAATGAAGTAACCATTGATGCTACAGGAACAGTAGTAGAATGTGTTTATTTTTAGTATATGTACAAGAATAATTTTGGTTGGAGAAGTTGGGTATATCAGTGGGGATTTAAACGTAAGTTTAGTACTACACCAAGTATTGCCAATATAAAATATGGGTATCTATATAATGCATATGCGGTTAATGATGTGAGAAATATTGCAGCTTCAGGATGGCACATACCAACTAGTACAGATTTACAAAATTTGATAACATTTTTAGGTAGTGATTCTGCATTGAAAATATGTGAAGTTGAAACAAGTTATTCTATACCTTTTTCTGGTGGAGTTGCTACTAATTCAGCTAAATTTAATGGAAGAGGATCATCTTTAAGAGTAGGGAGTTCTGGAGAATTTTCGAATATTTTAGAAACATTTTATTTATGGACTGTATCTCCTGGAAATTATCAACAGGATAGTTATAGATGTGATTATTCATTTACTGATATTCAAAATAATTTTCATCAGCAGGGTACATTTTTTATAGATGGTTTATCTATAAGATTAATTAAAGATACAACTATATTAAATGATGGTGAGGAAGGAACTTATACAGGCAATGATGGAAAAGTTTATCGTACTATTTGTATTGGTACGCAAGAATGGTTAGCTGATAATTTAGCCGAAACAAAATATAGTAATGGGGATACTATACCTACAGTTACTGATGATACAGAATGGAGCGAACTTATAACAGGTGCTAAATGTGCTTATGGCAACGATGAAAATAATGTTTTAATATAATTTCAGTATATTTACACCATTAAAAATAATACTATGGCAATAAGTATAACAACCTATACACTATCTGCAACATTTGAATCTATACATTTAGTAATGGATGCTGGATTAGGTAATACATTTACAGAACTTACAGCATATATAAATGATGGTTATTTAAATAATCCTGTAGATTTGACAGATTTACTACAAGGAACTCAGGTAGAAGATTTGACAATAGACATGGATGATTTATTGATTGTTGATGATGGTACAGGTACAATAAAAGGTATAATCACAATACATGCTGTTGCTTCTGATGACTCTACAAAAGAAAGAGCTCTGTATAATTTGTATTATATAAATCTTGTATTGGCTAATATGATAGTTAATAAAGAAGTACAGCAAGGGTTTTCAGATATTTCTACTATCTACTGGTTAATAAGAGCTATTGATATTTATATAAATCAGGATGTAGATAATCAAAATATAACAAAAGCTGTGAATGTTTATAGCAGATTATTAACTATGTGTGAGAAAAATCCTTCTTATCTTGTAGATGAAGATACAGAAATATCAGCAGGTTCAGGAGAGTTTATTATAAATGGAACTTATATAATAGAGAAATAATATGCTTTTAGATGATAAAATAACTGCTTTATTGCTCAATGAGTATGCAACTAAGAGTAAATTAAATTCAATTTTTATAAAAGAAATTGAATCTAAAGGTATAGTAAGTACTTTAAACTATAATATTATAGATATATTATACTATTTACTTAATCAGGATTTTCCCCATGATAATATAAATTTTCAGTTATATATAAGAATAGAACAACTTTTGAATTTATATACAACATCAGTAGAAGCTACAGAAGTAGATTATATAGAGACTGTTGTAGATGATGTTATAGAGAATGTTGTTATAAATTTACCATCTCTTGAGCTTGACTTTGGAAGTGTGGTAATTGGAGATGAAAAAATATTAAGTTTTACATTTGAAGCCAGCAGAATATTTAATTCCATAGTCCTGAGTACCAGCCAGGAATTTTTATTAAGTACTGATATGTCATTACCTTTCACTGATTCTTTGTTGTTTTTACCTAAATGGGATACAGGGGAAGTAACTACTACCACAGTTTATGTAAAATATTATCCGTTAAATACAGGAAGTGATAATGTAGATTTGATTGTAGAAGTTGAGAATGTAGGTCAAAAAGAGATAGTTCTTACTGGAACTGGTATAAATTCTATATTATCTGTATTCCCACTTTCTATAGTATTTCCTGGTACAAGTATAAATACGGATTCTACTGTATATAATTTTACTATAACTGGATCTAGTTTAATTTCTGCTGTAAGCATAATAGCTCCTAACGGTTTTTTGGTTAGTACAGATAATGTAACTTATAATTCTATTATAACATTAAGTAATGTATCAACTTTAAATCAACTTATATATGTAAAATTTCATCCTTCTGCCCATATAAACTATAATTCAAATATAATAGTGAGTAACTTAGAAGTTACACCTATAAATATAGCTGTATCTGGTACAGTATTAACTGCCAGTATAAGTATATCAGAAAATTCATTGAATTTAGGGTCTACTCCTGTTAATGAGACATCTGTTTCTAAATATATAGTAATATCTGGAACCAGTCTTGAAGGTAATATCAATATAGATTGTACAGGAACAGTATTTAAAGTTTCTTTGGATAATACAAACTTTTATACTTCTGTAGATATTGTACCTGTTAATAATACAGTCACAAATGTAAATGTTTACTTTAATTTTTCTCCCCTGGATGTTACTTCCTACGATGAGATAATAGACATTATTTCTAATAGTGCTTCTATTAAAACAGTAGAGTTAATGGGAGTTGGTGTTGTTACACAAGTAGGCATTGATCCAGATGTATTTAATTTTGATGATACAAATATTAATTATAATAGTTCCTCTATACCTTTTAATATAGTAGCATTGAATTTATTCAATAATTTAACAATAATAGCTCCAACTGGATTTGAAATATCAGATGATGATATTACATGGCATACAGAACTAGTACTCATTCCAGTTGGGGAAATAGTAAATGAAAATTTGTATTGTAGATTTTCCCCTACAATTGAACAATCATATTTAAGTCAATTTATAATAGATATTGAAGTACAGCAATTTAATTTAGGAACACTAACTGGGGATGGTGTAATAGCTATTTTAAATAGAATCCCGACTACACATGATTTTGATACAGTATTTATAGGAGATTATGCTGATACTACTTTTACTTTATCTGGTACTAATTTGATAGACGATGTAACTATTACTCCAATAACAGGGTATACAGTATCATTGAATGGAGTAGATTTCTATTCTTCTATAGATGTTCCAAAAGTCATCGCAGAAGCAGGAGTTACTGTATATGTAAGATTCACTCCTACTTTAGAACAAAGCTATAATGGTAATATAGTATTGTCAACAACACAAGCAATATCTACCACTTTTGGAGTAACAGGTATTGGGGAGATAGAGTTGGTGAGTCAACATATTACCTTAATAAATACAGAACCAAATGATGGTTTTACCACATATCCTTTTACTGTCGATCTTATACAATTATTTACAAATTATACAGACACATATAATAGTGGATTGTATAGAATAGATTATATTTCTTTAGCATTTGGAGGGCCACTTGGTGGAAATGCTTTAATTACAGTTTATAATGTAACCACAGAAACTACATTATATACAAAAAATTACGTAGGAACTGGTTCAGGAGGATCTAAAAATATTAGTCCCACTTCTCCTGTATTGGTATCTCCAGGAGATGTTATAGCAATAACAGTTACAAGACAAACTGGTTCTGGGTGGTTTGGTAATAATTCTATAGGTACTCCAAATCCTTACCAAAACAACGTAATTGCAGACGGAATAACTAAAACTCACTATCCAGGATTAGTAGTACAAGGAGATATTTACATATAATAAATAAAATAAACTATATAAAATTACGTAATTTATGAACCTAATGACAATGATGCAAAATACAGAACTGGTTAAAGAAAGTGTAAATCAATTTGAACGTATAACAAATCCTATTCTTGCTCTCCTTATTATAATATTATTAATGGCTATAATAGCAATGTACAGGTATTTTAATAGAACAATAGATAAGAAAGATGTAATAATAGGAGTTAAAGATGCTGCAATAGAAAAATTGAACGGAGTATTACAGGAGGTAAGGCATTCAGATGCTATATTAATATCTGAACTTACCAATACTTTGAAGCAATTTACAGATATTGATAAACACTATACTGATAAACTGGGTACTAATAATGATTTGATACAACAACTTATTACTAAAGTGGACATAATGCTAAAACTATATAAAAATGAAAAATAACTTTATGGAGCAGGCTAATGATACTGTCTTACAGGTAAGAGGAATGCTACATGAAAAAGCGACTGTAATAGAACAGATGAAGCAATTAGTTATTGCTAAAAATCAAAAAATTCTGGATTTTACAGAAGTAGGATCTGATGGATATACTGAATATATAGAAGGATTATTTATAAAAAATGTAACAAGTCCTTTCCAACATTTACTTGGTGTAACTATATTACATTCAAAAGTAGAAAAGGAAGTAGAATTTCAATTACATGAACATGAAAATCAATCTCAAACTATATATGTTATTTCTGGAAAGATAGTTGAATTGGAAAATAATATTACTTTTACAGAAGGTCAGTCTTATTTTATATCTAAAAATAAAAAACATTCCATCAGGTATTATAAAGATTCAGAAATAATTGCAGTTTATTTACCTAATTTAAATACTATTAAGTAATGACTTTTAAGGAAGCTTTATATGATATAAGAGAATCTGTTAAAGCATTAAATATAGATAGTGACTTAACAGATAGACAAATAGCATTTTTAATGCGTATATTCAGGTCTTTGGTAATAAGACAATTTATTACTAACAATCCTGGAGAAAACAGAGAAATGCTTACTCAGACTCTTAGAATGGAATTGGAACTAGTAGACAGAAGTAGGTTTCCTTCTTATATAACTACAGGGACTACATTACTTTCTACAAAGATTACTTTACCTAATATAGTTGGTCCTATGATGTATAAACATATAGATATAAGACCAGTAGATATAATAGGTACAGAAATAGAATTTATACATAAATCCAGGGCTGTTGATATAGAATTTGCTCCAGTTAATTTTATATATGGATTTAGAGAGGATGATGGAAAAATATATTTAGTTAGTTCTAATAGTCAATACAAGAATTTAACATCTGTAAATGTAACGGCTGTATTTGAAAATCCAGAAGAGGTACATGAGTTAAATGGATTTTTAACAGATTTAGACGTTTATCCTATAACTTCTAATTTGTGGGTTAATATAAAAGAAATGATATTACAGCATATAGTAAAAGAAATGAGTATTCCAATAGATACAATTAGTAATAAGAATGATGAACAATTATCAGAGAGAACATAGAAATAAATTAGATTACAAGCTATTTATGTATTATAAAAATTTTCGTGATTTAAATCCAGAAATAGATATAAATCAGAAAATGCATACAAAAATATTAAAGACTTTCTTTTCTATCGTAGTAACAAAAATGATACATAGTATGTTTAAGTTCAGTTTTCCAGGATTAGGAAGTTTTTATATAACTAAAGAACCGCCTAAAATGATACAAAAGGAGGATGGAACTATAAAAGTATTAGCCCCTATAAATTGGCCTGAAACTATGAAAGTAAGAAAATTAACAGGAGATAATACTAAGAAAGTAGTGTATTTAAATAACCATACTCATAGTTATATATACAAATTTAAATGGGATAAATATGCTGTAGCTTTTGTAAATAAAGCATACTACTCTTTTATAGCTGCAACATCAGTTAAAAATGAGTTAAAGAATGCTCTAAATGATAGTATAAAACCACTAAATGCTTATATGCCATGAATTTAGTTTCTATAGGAGAGATAATATACAGAATAAATGAACATCCATTACTTCAATCAATACGAAGAAGTGATATAATAAATCATGTAAAAACTGTTATTGAGTTAGTCGGAGTTCCAGGTGTTAAGAATGAAAAAATGGTATCTCTTGATGTAAAAGATTACAGAGCAGAACTTCCATTTGATTTTATGGAAAGAGTTTCAGTAAGAGTTTATGATGGAACAGACAGAATAGTTCTGACAGATAGCACAGATGAATTTACTAAGTTCAACAAGGAAATATATGGGGATAAAAAGTCAGACCATATATATACTTATAAAATAGCAGGACAATTTATATATACTGATTTTAAGGAAGGTACAATAGAAGTAATATATAAAACTTATAATACAGATGAAAAAGGTTGGCCTATGATTCCAAGAAATGAATCTTTGATTCTTGCTATAGAATATTATATAAGGTGGAGGCATTTTTCAATTCTTGCAGATCAGAATGCCAATTTTGAAAGGTCAGCAGCAAGAGCTGAAGCACAATATACATGGTATGTAGGACAGGCAATGAACAGTTTATCTACTCCTGACCCTGTAGCTGCACAAGCAATAGGAGAAATGCTTATAAGAATGATACCAATTAAAGATAATTTCTACACCAATCATAAATATGCAGGACAACCTGAAAGAAGAAATACACGTATATGGTAAAAAAAGAAAGATATATAGGTTTAGGTATAGATAGAGATACTGCTCCAGATAAAAGAAAAACAGATACATATTGGGATGCAGAGAATATTTCTATTATAAATAATGGAAGAGCACTATCTATTAAACCTATACTTGGAGAAACACAATTTTTAACCATACCTGAAAGGTCTGGAGGATACCAGTTGTTTATTACAGGACATACTGTATATAATGAGAATATTTTTGTATTTACTGTAGATGAAGGAAATCAATGTGCTATACATAAAATAGATTCTTTAGCTAATATAACTACGTTAGCTTACGGTAATTGGGGATGGATTAAAGATTCTACAAGGGTGGATACACTTATAAACTATGAAAATGTTGATATAATTAAACTATATTTTATAGATAATATAAATCCTTTAAGATTTATAAATATAAGTGATACAGCTTTATCTTCAGATGTAAATACTATAATAGAAGTTATAGATACAACAGCTCCACTTACAGAAGGATTTTATGGTGGAGGAAGTTTAATTGCAGGGAGTATACAATATGTATATAACTGCTATAACTTTTATGGGTCACAATCTACTTTAAGTCCAGCTTCTCCTTTAATACATCTTGCTATAGGATATAAAGGAGCATGGCAGAATGAAAGTACAGGCAAAACTATAAAAATTACAATAGATAATAGCAGTATTTTAAATTTTGATGCTTTAAAGATATACTCAATACATTATACAGAATTAAATCAAACGCCAACAATAAAACTTATATATGATGAAAGAATAAGTTCCAATCCTGTAGAAATATATGATGATGGTAATTTACTTGTGGCTAATTACTCTGTACAGGATTTATTGAATCTTATAACTTATCCATATATACCTGATACATTTGCTATTAAAAGAGAAAGATTATTTATAGCAAATTATAAATTAAATAATTTTAATCCTGATATAGATACAAGAGCCTATTCATTTAGTTCAAGTGCTGTTACTTTTTATACAACTCATGAAAGTGTAACTACAGAGTATACAGATTATACAGATGTACCTGAAACAAATGATGCTATAAATCCTGATTATAGTGTATATAAATACAAGTATAATAGCACTACATTAGGAGGGTCTGGATTAAATATAGAATATACATTTACAACTCAGACTGTAAATAATACCTATGCCAGTAAATCATTTAAGAGAAATGAGATATACAGGATGGGAATTATATTTTATAATCAATATGGTCAATACTCACCTGTAAAATGGATTGCAGATTTTAAAACTCCTACTACACTTGGAAATGATAATTATATAGGGTTATCTGTAAATCTTACAAGTGCTGGTGTATCTGCATTACAATCAGAAGGTGTTACTAAATATCAGATATGTATTGTAGAAAGAAGACCAGAAGACAGAACTATCATATCACAGGGATTTTTTGTTCCTGCTTGTTTATATACTTTAAATGGAGCAGGGTCTAATGAATCTCCTTATTATTATCCTTATTATATTGTGAAGGATATACTTACAATAGCAGCAGCAGGTTTTGGTGCTGATATAAGTGAAGATTATGAATTAGATGTGGACTGGGGTAAAAATGCTCCTGGAACTACATACCCACATCCTCAGTTAGTGAAAGACATAGGATTTTTTTATTCAACTGATACTATATTTGAAACAGACTTAATACTTCCTGACAAAATAAGAATATTAGGAGAAGCTATAAGATGGGTAGCATCTACTGTAGGTAATTATACTGAATTATATCAGTACAGAGATGATGCAAGAGTAATGTTTGCTTCATTCAATCACTCTGAACCTGATTGGGGAGATCCTACATGGAGTGGTAATAACTGGGCTAACCCATACCATGTTATGGGACAAAGTACTGGTTTAGTTCCTACACATACAGAAGTAGTTCAATACATTGTAGCTCAAAACAAAGTATATGATACTTTAAGTTTAACTGATTATACTGATAGTGATAAAATAATATCTTTAAATACTTCTGAAACTCCTGCTAAATTTTTAGCATCTGGAGAATCAGTATCAATGGGACCAAACAAATCTATATCAAATTCTATAAGTTTACCTAAACTTGTAAGAGATGATACAGCTCATTTGGAAACAACCTACTATGCTGGATTTGCAAGTACTATAGTTTTAAACTTTCAAAACACTACTTGGCATCAGGATGGTGGAGTAGATTGGAAAGCTTTTGATGCTGCTGATTTAATGTCAAATGCAGCCCAAACAAAGAGAGGTATACCTTTAATGGAGTTATTACGAACTGTAAATAACCAATATGGAGGTAATAGCTACGAATCAAAACAAAGAAATGAGTATCTTCCATTAGGGCAGGTAAGAAATATAGATATTACTGTAAATGATGAATTTATAGGGGATATTTTTGTTGGAACATTAAGTGTTAACAGGTCTGACGGATTGGATAATAAACTTCAGGGGCAGATGGGAATTTATGAACATATACACATACCATATATAGAAAACAATCATAATGTATATGCACGTAATGATAATATGCACTCATGGCTTGTTGGATGGTTTTACAATCAAGATATGAGATATTTAAGATTGTCTGACAATCACAGATTATTTGGAGCATTCAATCAGATTCCTAATGTATTTAAAAATTACCCTACTCCTTATACATTTAAAGATGTAGATGACTATCCTATAACTGTACTTGGAAGTAACCCTAAAACATCAGGAGAATTGACAGATAGTTGGTTTGTATTCAATCCTTCCAATTTTAAACAAATGGAAGGACAGTATGGTACTATATCAAAATTACACAATTTAAATGGAGAATTGTTATGTATTCAGTCAACAGGTATTGCACTACTTGAAATAGAACCAAGAATACAAACACAAGATTCTGACGGAATAGCAATACAATTAGGTATAGGTAATTTATTTTATAATCATAAATATATTTCCACTAACTCCGGTAGTAATAAAAAATGGACTATTTGTGAGGATGGAAAAAATTTATATTATTACAATGATGTACTTAATACAATATGTAACCTACAGGATGGTAAATTAAGTACTATAAAAACAGTAAAAGGATTATTAGATGAATATCCATCAGGCCCTCATACATCAACATTTCATAATAGATTAGACCAGGTATATTTTCAATTTAATGAGTTTACATTAGTTTATGATTTGTTATTGCAGAAATTTATATCAAGGAATGATTTACTTAACAACAATAAATGGTTGGTATCTAATGAAAAGATATTATATCAATTTGATGATTCCGGGACTACAACTTATTTATATACTCAGTTCACAGGAGAAGTAAAATCATCCAATATTACATATTTACTATGTCCTGACCCTATATTTGAAAAAGTATTTCATACTCTGGAGTATAGATTACAGGGAGAGGATTTTGCAGCATTAGAAGTGTATAATGATATATCTTCATCAGGATATGCTTTAGGTGATGTTAAAAATAAATTTGATATTCATAGAATACATTTACCAAGAGTTCAAAATAGTAGGGAAAGATGGAGAGGAATTTATATATTTGTAAAACTTTACAATACAAAAAGTTTTTCTTTAGATGATTTAGTAGTAATGTATAATCTCAAAGGATAATGAAATATACAGTAAAAAAATGGGGTAAATTAGAAGGTAGAGTTAATCCTCAGAATTATGATTTAGGAGGTATTTTAGGTTCTACTTTTGGAGGAGTTGCTACAGGAGCAAGTGTTGGAGGTCCTGTAGGAGCTATAGTAGGGGGTGGATTAGGACTTATAAAAGGTCTTTTAGGTAATAAAAAAGAAAAAGAAGAAAAGAAACAACAAGAGCAATTACAAGCTCAACAAATATTAGCTATGAAACAAGCAAATATGTTATCAATGCCACAATCAGGTGGAGGTATGCCTGTTAATCCTTTCTCTGCTTATGGTGGATATATAACACCTGATTTACTAAATGAATTTAAAAAAGGTGGATGGATACAAAAAGCTGTAAATCCTGCTCATAAAGGTTATTGTACTCCAATGACTAAATCTACTTGTACTCCAAGAAGAAAAGCCTTTGCTATGACTATGAAGAAACATCATGGTTTTCATAAAGCAGAAGATGGAGTTATGATACCTTATACTAAAGGAGGGTATGTAGATGATACAGACTCAATGATATTTGCTAAAAATGGCGGATTGTCGAGGGCATCAGATTATGGTTCATCTAAGAAACCTTATCCATCTGTTAATAAATCTGATTTTGCCGGTGGAGGAAGAAGTTATCCAATACCAACAAAAGCGGATGCTGTAGATGCTTTAAGACTTGCCGGATTACATGGAAGAGCAGATGTAAAAGCAAAAGTATATTCTAAATATCCAGAACTTAAAAAAGCTATGGGTGGTATGTTAGAAGGTTTTGAGGGAGATCCAACTGACCCTACAACATGGACTCCTAAAAATTCAGCAAATATAAAGGATATAAATAGTTTATCTACAGCCTATTTAGAAGAGATTAAAGGTAAATACAAAAATCCTTATTATCTTTCAGATGTAAATATAAATAAGAAAGATTATGGAGATAAACGTATTGTGTTAAATCCTGGTAAAAAATATGCTTTGGTTGTTAACTCAGATTCTCCTTTTAATATTGGAGATACACAATATGAAAAAGGATTTCATAGGATAGAATATGCGCCAGATAAAAGTCAATCTCTTTACATATCAGGTAAGGGCAATAAGAAAATTAATTTATATGGAGCTTTACATAATATAGGAGATCCAATACCAGAACAAAAAGCTAAAGGAGGTTTTATAAATCCCGCTTCTACAGAATATAATAGTATTACTAATTATATGGCAGGAGGTACTCATGAAGTAAATCCTTTAGGTGGAATACCAATAGGTAATTCTATGAAAGGAAAACAAAATACTGTAGAACAAGGAGAAACTTCTTACAAATTTAAAAATAAGAAATACGTATTTAGTAATAGATTAAGAGTATAAATATGAATAACTCTACTTTAAAATATGACTTTGGTTTACCAAATAAACTATCAGGTAAAACATTTGCTGAAGCTTCCAAAGCAATAGAAAAGACATTCAAAAACAGGATGTCTGTTATTGATTTAAGAACTAAGGATGAATTTATGTCAAGACTCAAAGATGCACAGGAAAAGCAAAGAGAAGAGTTAGATATGTCATCAAGTAATGAAATGGCTCCAGGAGGTTGGGATAATAGTACAGATTATACCTCAGAATTAGATAATGTTGATACTGGAGGAAGCGCACTTAGTACTACTTGGTTTGGTAGAACTTTTGGCAATAATAGTAAGTTTGGTGAATGGATTGGAGAAGAAGGTAATCAGGAGTCTGTATTAGGAGGGATAGGTCTTGCTGCCTCTGCTTTAGCACCTATGATTTCAAATAGACGTGCTATGAAAGATTTAAAAGTTCCTACTAAGGTTGAAGCTTATACAATGGATGAAAATCAATATCAACCTCAATTAGTGAACAGACAACAATTATTAAGAAATGCAGCAGAACAGGCTGCAACTCAAAGATTCTTTATAGGACAGGCAGGAGGTAATGCAACACAGCAATCTGCTTTGATGGCTAATCTAAATGCTAATAGATTAATTTCTACTGGTAACTTGATGTTACAATCTGATTTAGCTGATGCACAAGAAAAAGCAAGAATACAAGGATTAAAAGCAAATATACAGTCATATAATTTACAACAGCAGCAAAGAGCAGATGAAATAAATGAACAAAATCTTGCAGCTTATTATAATACTCTTACAGCTTATAAACAGGCATCAGGAGCTAATATAGCAACAGTAGGACAAAGTTTATTTAATGCAATGCAGGCTAAAAAATATGGAAGGTCTGCCGGTAATGCTGCAACATTCAGAACAATAGGAACTTAATAAGAATTTAACTATGCCTATAGTAAATAGATATACACAATTACCTCAACCATTAAGATTAAATCCTCTTAGTTTTGAGGAACTTTCAAGAGTACCTTTGGCTAAAGCACAGGAAAAAGCTGAAGGTCTTGCTGCTATTAATAGAATTAGTACAGATTTTAATGTAGATGCAAAAGATTTGGGTTATATAAGTAACTTAGTACAGGGAATAGATAGTAATAAAAATAGTATAGTTGATAATATAGCAAATAATGGTGTAGATACAAAGACTGTTTCTGATGTTATTAATCTTAAAAGAGAAAGAGATGAATTATATAAAACTAAAATAAATCAGGCAGAAGAGAATAAAAAAAGAATAGAAGCCTGGAAACAACAAGTAGACCAATTATATGCCAAAGAAGCCCCCTGGTATGCAAACCTTGTAAAACAAAAGGAATATGGACAAAACTGGACAGGTTCTTTTGATGAAGAAGGAAATCCTAAAGTATTTCAAGGAAGTTTTGGAGAGAAGTATTTTGATGTAAAAGAAGATTTCTTTAAATACATGGAACAGGCTAAAGATATGACTCAGGTTAATGAGAAAGGAGCCAACATATTTATTCCAGGAGGAGGAGTACCACAACAGGTACAAGTAGGAGATCAGGTATATTCAGTTACTCAGAACACTTATAGGAAAAGAACAATGAGTAATGAAGATAAGCTAAAATTTGTTGTAAATGAATTATTAACAGAGTATAATGACCCTACTACAGAAAGAGGTAAGTTTAAACAATATGCAGAAATATCTAATGAAGATTTACTTTATGAGGCAAATCAGGCTTATAATGTATATAGAAGAAGAGTAGTTGAAGAAGAAGGTGGAGGTAAATCTTATGGAAGTCCTCAACAGATTCCACAAGCTCCTAATACGCCATTTTTTAGTCAGGAGACATTACAGTATGCCTATAAAGTATCTGATGAGTTAAAGAAAACAGATACAGGAAATTTAAGTAGTATAGTAGAGGCTTATAAAGAAACACAAAGAGAGTTTGAAAATACATCTACAATAAATAAATTAAATCCTTTTAGGGGTATTAGGATGATTTCAAGATATATAGATAATTTAAGGTCTATAACTGAAGGAGATGAAGCATCAAGAACTAAACTGGTAAAAGATAATTTTAGAGAGGTTGTAGATGAATTACATTTAGACCCCAAAATGAGAGCTATAGCTGAAGGTTACCCTACTACAAATCTATCAGGTGATGAAAGAAAGAAGATACAATTGCATGTAATAGATTTGATAAAAGATTATGTGGATGACCATTCAAGTGAAGGTCAACAGGCTAACATTATGTCAGTAGACCAAATGAAAACAAACTATGGCCTTGAAATTAAAAGTGTTAACCCGGAAGAAGCTGCTGAAGATTTAACAAAAGGAGGATTTAATCTATATCCAAGAAATAGCAGAATGATTGTTAACAAAGATAAGGATGAATTTAAAGATGTAATAAAAGCTATGTTAACAGGAAAAGCAGAAATACAGGGTGTAGCTCCTATGTTCTCTCCTGATTTAAATGACGAGAATGGAGATTATATTCCAGGTATGTCCAGTGCTTATAAAGTAGTAGTAAAAGACTCTGATAATGAAGATATAGTTGCAAAAGAATATTATATACAGCAACCTTCATACTTAAAGAATACTCCNCANTTNAGGAGAATGGAAGAAGTTAACANAATTGTTAAAAGCTTACCTATGGGAGATAAAACCAAGTTGACTATTTTACTCCCTGAGAATGGTACATATATACCAAAAACAATAACAGTAAAACATACAGGAGTTTCTGGTGGAGATTACAGATTATATTTTGATGAAAATACTCAGGGTATTTCTTTAAATAGTGATGAAGGTATAATGTATTCTGCTGCTTTAGTTGGACCAGAATATTTGAATGAACTTATAAAAACATCAGAAGCTAAACTTAAAAAGAAAAAGTAATGCCGGAAGAATTATATAATACTATAAATCCAGAAGATGGTATTCAATATTTGAAAACTAAAACTCCTGAGAATCCATTCTTATTCCCAACAACAATAAGTAGTCCAAAAAAGGGAATTGCTTTTGTTCCTGGAAGAAAAGATTTTTCTATAAATCAGGCTGATTGGGATAGGTATGCAGAAGGATTTACAGGAGATACCCAGGAAGATTTAAACAGATACAGAGAGCAGACACAATCTCCCTGGTCTAAAGGATTTTCTTCTGTTATAGGAGGTATAGTATCTGGTTTAGGTACATTTGTAGAAGATATAGGATACATAGCTGATATAGATACATACAAAGCAATATTTTCAGATATAGACCAAAGTTCTTCCAAAGAGTTAGGTTTATGGGATTATATAAATCCTGTACCTGGATTACTTCAACAATTAGGTCAGGGAATTAAAAATACTACACAAGAATATTTACCTGTATATGAAAAACCCGGAGAGACTTTGGGTAAACAAGTATTTAACTGGAATAATTTAAAAGGTATTATAGATTCTGTTGTAGGATTTTCTCTTACTGGTATGGGAGCTGGCACAGCAATTAAAGGATTAGCTAAAATAGGAGTAGGAACATTAGGTAAGTTAGGGGAGTTTGGAGAGAGAGCTATGCTATCTGAAAGAGCTGCAAAAATTCCTAAAATAGCTAACTGGATAGAAAGACAGTCATATAAAGCTAAAGGAGCAGAGGAATATTTAAATATGGTGTATAAAGGTATTACTCCTGCTACTAATCCACTTATGAAACTCGCTATAAATTATGGTCCTACACTAGCTACTTCTGTATTAACTAAAGGAGCAGAAGCAAGAATGGAAGGATTGGAATCTTTTCAAACTAATATGACTTTATTACAACCTTTAGTAGACCAGGGGGTTATTACAAAACAAGATGCAATAGACAGAGCTAATAAAGAGGCTAATGTAACATTTGATGCTACTATGGCTTTGTTTGCTACTGATGCTTTAATGTTAAGAAATTTATTTAAACCAAAAGCAAATATATTTAAAGCAGAACTTAAAAATCCACTGGCTTTATCTACTAAATTAAAACAGATTGGAGAGCATCTTCTGGGAACTCCAAAAGAAGGATTGGAAGAAATGTGGCAGGAAGCTATAAAGATGGAAGGATTATACTCTATCTATGATGATTTAAAAAATAGAATGAGTAAAGACCAGAGATTACAATATATAAGTAATTTAGGTTTTGACCCTGATAAAGCTCCTAAATCATTTGCTGCAAGATTAGCTTATTTATTTGATACTACTCAGGCCAAAACTGCTGGTGTAACAGGTATGCTAACAGGTCCTTTTCAAAGTGTATTTTTACATGGATTAAACAAAAAGGCAAACAAAGCAGAAAAAGAGCAAAATATAAAAGAATATAATGAGCAACAAAGTATATACAAAAACAATGAAAGCTTATTTGGTGTTGTGAATGATTTTGAAAATAAGTTAAAATCATTTATTGCTGGTGATGGTATGCAAAAACTTGCAACTACTTTTAATGACACTGAATTATATGATATTGCACAGGAAGCTCAATTTACACGCATTGTAGCTGAAAATTTAGTTAAAGGGTCTACAGACCAGTTAAGGGAAGTTATACAATCTAATAAACAGAATACAGAAGCTACAAAACTTATTAACTTATTAGATAAGTTTGAAGATAGCTTTATTGAGGCTAAGAAATATGTAAATCCAATGGATGTATTTCTTAAAAACAGACAAATTCAAGCAACTCAGAAATTAGTTGATATATACAATAAAAAATCTTTGGATACTTCATTAGGTGAAAAAGACAGGGCTAATTTTGCTACAGAGGCAATAGAACAAAGTAAAGTTGTAGAGCAACTTAAAAGGGATTTGATTAAATTAACAAGTAAACCAGAACAATTAAGAGTAGCAAAAGAATTAAGGGATCAGTCAGAATTAGCTGATGTATATAATAATATAGGAAATATTACAAGTATAGCTGAATTAAACAGGTTACTTGAGAAATATCCTGATGATATATACATCAAGGAACAGTTGAATAATGTTAAAAATTCTGTACCAAAAGTTACTGCTCCTATAGAAAAAGAAGGTATAAAAGTAAAAGTAAATAAAACTATAAATAAGGTTAAAGACAAGACTAATGATATAGTAAGTAAAATAAAGGAAAAAACAGGAGTAGAAGTAAATGAAGAATCTATAAAAACACAAAATTTAGTATCTCCAGAAGAAGCATCAAAAGGCAGAAAAATTGTTTTTGGTACTAAGCTTACTTCTAATGATGTATTAGTACCAGACAGAGACGCACTGGATAAAAAAATTACAGAGGCGTACAAAGAATTTAACAAAGTAAATGGGTTGGATGAAAATAGCATTATACCTTCAAGAGAGGACAAAGATTCTTTTTCTCATAGATTTGATGAAGGTATAGATATTATTGATACAGAAACAAATTCAGATAAATTTTCTCATAAGATTATATCTGATTTATATATGACTAAATTCAACCAAAAACAAGGAGAAATTCCCGATACGCAATTAAATATACCAGCAACAGAATTGGAGAAAAGTGGTAATGATTTTCTTGAACTTTTATCTATAGATAATATTGTAAATAATACTACAATAACAGAAGAAGATGTGCCATCTGTTCAGGAATTTAGTAAATTAAATAAAACACAAAGGGATAGAATAATAACAGATGCTTTATATGATTTAATAGAAAAAGCAGATAACAATAAATTAAATATAAGAAAAGACTTTAAATCATTTTTAAAGTTTTTCGCAGATATAAATCCAGCTTTAACTTCTTTACATTTTAATAGGTTAAAAGGATTATTCATGGCTACTACAGGTAGGAATGTAGAGGAATCCTCTTATAATGAAACTATGGGCATAAAGGAACCAGATTTAACTAATGACCCTGAAATGCCTACAAGTGGAGCTATTAAAGATTTTATAGAAGAAAATTCTAAGTCATGGATTAATCCTAAATATACTTCTGAAGATTTGGTAAGTATTTATACAGATGATTCTATAGAAGCTCTGGATAATAGAAATAGATTACCTGCAAGTTCATTTGCTTTCTTGTCCCAGGATTGGTGGTTTGAATTAAAAGAGAAAGAAGTTAAAAAAACTACTGCAAACTCTAAAGTAGACCCTAATCCAATACTTAATGCAAATAAGTTTAATGCAGGAGATGTAATAAATTTTGCTCTTAATGAAACTTACGATGGAGATATTACTTTAAATGATGGTACTAAAGTAAATTGGAATGTGTTTCTTAAAGAGTATAAAGCTAATGAGACAAACTGGAGAGCTAAATATAAAATAGGTAAGAAAGAACTAATCACAGATTATTGGCCAATTACAATAAGTACAAATGAAGATGGAATGGTAGCTTATGTACATAATGTTAACTGGATTAATAAGTTAAATGTTATTGATACTGTAAAGGAAAATAGTAAAGAACTATTACGTACATTTAAGAAAAATCTGTATAACAGGTTAATAGCTAATGGTAACTCTCCAATAGAAGGAACTGTAGAAGAAAAAACTATAGATATTTCCAATGAAGGTAATCCCGTTGGATTTGTACTTAACACAAGTTATGAAAAAGACACAAGTATTCAACTTCCTGATAGTTCACTAAAATTTGGTATTAAAGGACTTTCAGGTATGACAGTACCTAAAGGATTATCTGTTCAGGATAATATACTTAATATAAATTTTATACCTGATTTTGGCTCTCAAATGTCTTATGTCATGTTACCTTTAGGTAGAAAAAATGGAGATATAAAATATTGGGCAACTCCTGTATTTAATAAGAAACTATCTAAAACTCAGGCTAAAACTATAAGACAGGCTATAGAGATATTCACTTCTCCTAAAAATACAATAGTTAATAAAGAGTTATATGAAGCTTATTTAAATAAGGGTATAGATTTAAAGACAACTGATGGATTGCATAAATTACTCAAAAAATTAGTATATATCTATAATAGTAAAAAGAATATATCTATACATGATTTTGTAAGAGAAAAAGCTAAAACAAAACCTGTACCTGTAATTGAATTACAAGGAAACAAATTATTTGTAGGAAAAGGCAATGTATATACATTTGATAAATCTGTTCCTTCTTCACACAATATGGATGAGATAGAAAAGTATATTTTATCTGACATGTTATTCAACATAGATAAAACAAATCTTAACAGTGAGGAAGATTTTAATTTTACTGGTATAAATGAAAATAACGAAATACAGGAATTTAATGGTAAGTACAATGATTTTATTAAAGAAAATACTACTACTTTTGCAAATAGTACTCTGTTAAGAGATGGAAGTTATGGATATACAATCCAGCATATAACAAGATTTAGCATGAATTTAGAAGAACAAGTAATACCGATAGAAGAAAAACAGTCTGCACCTGTTACAGATTATTTTAAAAATGAAACTATTCTTAATGCTGTAGACGAATTAAACATGACCAAAGAAGAATTTTACAGTATATATTTAAAAGCAGTAGATGAAGGAGTAGCTTCATTAGAAGATATAATGAGTCTTGTTAACGAAACTATACTTGCTTTAAAAGAGTCAGATAAAGATAAAAAATGTGGATAATATATGATAAATTGTACACCAAATAATAGTAGAATACTTTCCCAGGAAGATATTAAAAATATACAAAAATCCCATGAAGGGTTTTTTGTCGAAGGATTGTCTTTTAATCAACAGAGAGCAGTAGTTAAATCTATTGCCAATGAGTTGTACAGAAATTCTATAAAAGGCGAGTCTACAAAGTATTCTGATTTAAAACAGGAGATAGTAACTAATCTTAATTCTGACATTGAGAAAGCTAATAAATATATTGAATTAAATAACAGGTTAAATCTATCTGTTAATAATTCTGTATTACAAGAAAGAATCAATAGGTTAAATTCTATCAAACAAAATATAGACTTACTATTTACTCATGCAGAGGAATTACTCAAAAGATTAGATGGTATAAGTGTACATTCTGTTACAGATGATGAGATAAGAGAAAACCAGGAAGATGAAGAAATAGACAATGAAGCAGGTACAGAAGCTTTACTGGAGAGAACTTCTTTTACTGATGATTTTTATTTAAGTTTAGATACAAAAAATACAACTTCTGGTAGACTCAAAAAGTTTCTTTCTTTTGTTGAAGAAAGAGAATACTCTAACAGAGTTAACGTACCAGTAAAATCTATATTAGGAAAAACAAGTTTTCTGGATTTTGATTATGTATATAATGAACTACATAGAATACTTTCAGGAACTAAAACTACAAGAAAAGATATATTAGATACTCTTACTTCTGCTGCTGCTGAAGCAGATGAAACATTTAATAAGAATTTAGCCTGGTTATCCCCATTTGTGCAATATCTAAAAACCATAGATAATCCTGACTCTGGGTTGAATAGTGCTGAAAAGGAAGAGTTGGAAGCCATACAAAGAGAGTTTGTTTCTGATATGGCAAAGCATAAAATAAATATGTGGTATATTAATTACAATACCACTAAAAGTGAGGAAGGAACAATATATTATCAAAATAAACTATATAATGATGACTCAGGAAGTATAGTACAGAGAACACTTCAAAACTGGAAAAAGAAACATGATACTTCTGATATTGTGCAGGATGGAGTATATTCTTCCACTATAAAAGAAGAGTTGCTTTCTAAACTTGCTACTGTTTCAGAAGCTAAAACAGATATTGATAAAGCTACTATAATATCAAATATACTATCAAGTTTAGGTATTAACCTTGCTGATAAATATATAGATAGCATATTTGTTAATGGAAAGTTTGTTTATTATGGAAATAGAAATAAAGCATCAAGAAATGATTTATATTCTAAAGATGGTATACTTGCAAGAACAATAGAAGAAATAATTCCAGGAACTTCTCCTGAAAATGGAAAACTAATGGATAGTTCTTTTGTTAGAGGTTTAGCTGCTGGTAATTCGAGATACACAAAAGATGAATTTAGTAACTCATTCAGAGTAGGAGATAAGACTATTTATACCTATACAATGAATCATTATTTATCTAATATCTCCAGGGCATTAACAGAGAAAAAATCTAAAAGAAGAGAAGATTTATCTAAAGCAGAATTTTCCAAAGACTCTCTATATCTTGCAATGTTAAACAATGAGGATACTGGATTTAAAAATGATTTCTCTATAGACTATTTATCTTTACAACCCTTAAAAAAGAGTAAAGCTAAAAAGAGAAGCGATGCTACTACTGAACTAAGTCCTATGGATTATGAAGTAGTTAAATACTCTGCTTATATTAATGGAGGGATAGATAAAGGCTCTTTTGATGATAAAGTTATCAATGGAGATAAATTGTATTATAAAAAAGCATTTTATTTTTTTCCTACTAATTCTGACAAATCAAGAGTAATGTTAATGAAAGGTATTGCTTTTGATGCTGTAACCAGGGATGGAGAATTTACTAATGCTGCTTTAAATTTATTTTATGACTCAGTTGTTAAACCTGAGATTAACAGAATATTTTCCACAAGTGATCCAGACTTTAAAAACAAAGCAAATTTAGCTTCCTATGATGGAAGTAAGTTTTATTTGTTACCTGAATTAAATAACTTATTGTTACCAGTAGAAGATATTGCAACAGATAATATAATACAGATGAGTTTAGCTGAAATAGCACAGGCAAATCCTGAGTTATCTGAAGAACATAAACAAATAGTATTAGCTAATNTTTCNTCTATANTAAATAAATATACAGAGAAAAAANTAGCTAAATGGAAGGACCTTAATTTATTAACAGATAAAAACCATCTTGTACATTTAGAGAATACAAAAGACCATAATAATACCTGGTATAATTCAAAGCAAGCTGCTGGTAATATGGTATTTAATTATATGATTGCCAATGCAAATGCTTTTCAGTTAATTATAGGAGATCCTTCACAATACTCTAAGAAAAATATAAAAAAGACTTATGATAATATAACCAAACGTTTAGCTGCTGAGATTGCTCCTGGTGTTGAGTCAGAAGGTAAGGATTTTTTACAGTTATTTATTGATGATATAAAAGCTGTATCTGATAGTATAAATTATCTTGAAACACTCTTAGGAAAAGAAGAAGCTTCTAAATATAGGGAAATAAATGTTGCTGATGCACAGGAATATTCAACATGGAAATTCTATATAGAAGAATTATTAAATAGAGGTTTAATAACTCAAACAGAGTATAATTCAGCTTATGAAGCATTTAGTAAAGGACAAAATCCATCAAAAGAAGTTTTTAATAAAGTATTGCAGCCTTTAAAACCTTTATATGCTTATAATGAAGTACAACCTGTAGGTAATATTTACATTGATAGGAAAACTTATATAAAGTCTTCTATATTTCCATTGATTCCATCTCTTACTAAAGGGCTTCAAATAGATGTACTTAGAGAGGCTATGGAAAAATTAGAGAACAGTAAAGCTAATAATCCAGAAGGATTGAAAGTTAAAGCTGCTTATGCCTCTGCTGTTAAAGTGGGATTTCCTGCAAATTCATTAAAACTTAATTCAGATGAAAATGAAAATCTTACAAGTAATGTAGATTTAACAGGTAAGTATATAAGACTTAAAAGAGAGGGATTTAGAATACAACAGGATATTCCATATGATTCATTAAAGGCATTTATCAATGATGGAACGCAACAAAAGAAACTATTGTTTACAAATATTATAGATGAAAAATTAAAAGCAGAGTATATAGATACTTATGAAAAATTATATGCTCTTGGATTACAGGAATTTAATAGCAGAATCTATGACAATGGTGTTGTAAACCAACAAAAATTATCTGATATACTTAAAGCAGAACTTATAAAAAATGGTAAAACATCAAAACCTTTATTAGATGGTTTGGATATAGTTAATGGAAAATTCAAGGTTCCATTATGGTTAAGTCCATTTTCTGATAAATACTCTTCTTTGTTGGCTTCTATAGTAAAGAATATGATTGTCAGTCATAAACTGCCCGGTAAAAGTTTTGTGCTTGGGTCTAATGCTGGATTTAAAATATCTGAAGAAAGTGTTGAAGAAATAAATAAAAGAACTGGTATAGTATTTACAGATTCTTACAATCCAGAGAAAGGATTAACTGCTACTTATTATGATGATAATGCTCCTGTAGGAAGTAAGAAATTAAAATATGCACAGGTAATTGTACCATTTAAATTTAAAGATTCTGAAGGTAATATTTTAGATATTAAACAATTTCTAACAGAAGATAATAAACTGGATTTAAATAAAATACCAAAAGAATTGTTGAATTTATTTGGATTCAGGATACCTACTCAGCTACATGCTTCTATGACTGCTATTGAAGTAGTTGGATTTTTACCAGAAACTTCAGGGGACTTGATTATAGCTCCTGCTGAATTTACTGTCCAGATGGGTTCTGACTTTGATGTGGATAAATTGTATACATATATGTATGCTACAATGTATGATAAAGAAACTGGTAAGTTATCTAAGATAGAGAATATAACAAATAAAAAATCAGAATTTTATAAGAGTAGTTTACATAACAAATTATTAGATATACACTTTAAAGTAATGGAAAAACCAGAACTTCAAAAGAGTATACATTCTCCTTTAGGTTTTGGATTATATCCTGAAATTATAAAAAGGTTAGAATCTGTTAGTTCAAAAGAAATAGAATCAATTATATCAGACCAATATCAGGAGGATAGATTTTTTGATGGTACTTCTGGTAAAGCTGGTGTAGGTATGTTTAGTGCTGATTCTGTATTTAATGCTTTAGCACAAAATAAAGATTTAGTATTATTAGAATCAGATGAATCAGGAGAAAAAGTTCCTGTATCTGTAAAGTTTGGTAATAAGTATAAACCCTCAAATGGAGAATTATCAGATATTTATACAAACAAAATAGGTTCAACCAGATTTAAAACAGAGGTTATTGCTGCTGACCAGAACTTATCAGTAGATAATGCAAATGAGCAGGGAATGCATGTTATTAACCTTAATAAAACTACATTCAAAGTAAAATCTATTCTCAATTTTCTTGGATTTGAAGAAGATATTTCTGCTCTTTTTATAGCACAGCCTATCATTAGAGACTATGTAATAAGGATGAAAAACAGTAGGTCTTTATTAGCTGAATATAATCCAAATGCAGAAAAAGAAATTGTTGATAGTCTGATAAATACATACTCTGAAGGTAAATATAATAGGGATACTGATTTACAATTAGCAGATTTTAATGGAAAAGATGCTTCTGAAACTATGTTTGATTTGATAGAGAAAGGTAAATCTTACCCTGATTTTGGTAAATACCAGGCTGCTATTCTTGAAAAGTTTATGTATTTACAAAAAATAGAGAATCCTTTATCTTCTGTAAAACAATTATTAAATCTTGATTCAAAGGGATTTAGTAAAAATATGTATATAAATAAAAGGAGACAGGATACTTTATATAGTCTTAAAGATTCTCCTATATTAAATTCAGAATCTCTGTTTGGTATTGTAGATAATGATTTTGGAATTATACCTGTTACTACAGCAGGCTTTGATAATATATATGGTAATGACACTCTTATAAGGTCATTTGGGGAATATTTTGTAGAGTCTAACCCTAGTATGGATTTTAAAAGTATAGTTGGTAGTGTAGAAAATCTTAGTGGAAGACAATTATCTGAAAAACAAATTAACAGACTTAAAGATTCTTATAAAAATTATTTAATGTCTAATATAAATTCTACAAATATAGATAAAATAAGAAGAGAGTTATTTACAAACAAAGATGAAAATTCATTCTATAGAAGATTAGTAAAATTTCAGAATACAGCTTATGGGAGAGATAATAGATTTCTATCAAGCTTGGAAGTGTTATTTACTAAATATCTTGAAGTAAATTACAATAATGCAGCATCAGATAATTTTGATGAATCTGACATATACAAATCTTTTGTTGATCTATTTATGGATACTAATGATAGAAATGGAATAGTACCTTCTGAATTAGCAGAAGATTTGGTTATATATAGTTTATTAAGAGGTGGAAATAAAGCACAGCAATTTATAAAATTTATACCTGTCGAGGTTTTAGAAAAAATACTATCTATACCTGAAAAAAATGTAGATATAAATATATTCTTCGACCAGTGGGTAAAACATAATTCAAACGAAGCTATATTAATTTCTAATGATAATGTAGTAAGAACACCTGATAAGAATATAATAAAATTATCTATATCTGCTCCTAATTATATAAGAGTACTAACAGGAAAAAATGAATCATTGTATAAGTTAGTAGAAGGGTCTGAAAATAGCTATAGGAAGATAAATACATTAGGTACAGATAATATAACTGAGTATACTCCTTATAACAAGGAATTATCTATATTTAAGGAAAACAATGAAGTAAATGCTACTAATGTAGACAAAACAAATCCATTAGATACAAAAGAAATAATAGAAGTAACAAAGAGTAAAAATGTATTGGAAAATACAGTAGTTACTACAGATGGGTTAAATTTCAATTCATTGAGTAGTTTGTTACAATCTATAGTAGAACTGAGATTACCTGAGTACAGAGAGTATATTAAATTAGCGAGAATACTTATTCCTAATATAAATATAGACACAAGAGTAGTAGAAGACCATAATAGTTCCAGTCATTTTGATGTTACAGAAAATGTGATACATATAAATCCAAATACTAAAAAAGGAAAGGATTTAGTTGAAACTATTATACATGAAACATTACACTCATTAAGTTCTAATTATATCTGGAACATGGAAGAAGATAAAGAAATTCCTTCTGAAATTAAGAAAGCCTTATTAAGACTTAATGGGTTTAAAAATCAATTGATATTAAACTTGTCTCCTGATGTAAAAGAAGATTTTGATGAGTTTTTAGTAACCCAGGTAGATAGATATATAAGAGAAGGTAAAGAATTTAAAATACAACAATTGCTTAAAAGTAAATTCGTAGACTCTCATGTCAAAGATATTATATCAAGGGCTTATTTTCATTTAAAAAATCCTTTGGAAGAAGATTCTTATATAGGTAGATTATTAACAATAAAAACTCCTTTTGATAGGGATTCTATAGCTTTTTATTATTCATTGATAAATCTGCATGAGTTTATAGCTGTAGCAGGTTCTAATCCTGTAGATAGAGATAATATGATTAAACTTGCAGGAAATAAGTATGTTGAGGGTATTAAAGATTTGTTTAGAAAGATATTAGAATTTCTTGGTATTACAAATGAAGAATCAGCTAAGTTTTTAAATGATATATTCACAGCATCAAATATAAAAGAAACTACAGAACCTTTAACAAAGAGTGAAGAGTTACCTGTTAAATCTTTTGAAGAACTTAAAAATGAACTATTTGGAGAAACTACAGAAACTAAACCTTCTATAGTATATAGTAAAACTAATTTACCAACTCCTACACGAATAGTTGATGTTAGTTTAGAGCAGAAAGATATAGAGCAAATACTTAAATACTCTAATAAAATAATAGGTAGAGGAACTGATGAGATAAATAAGAGTTTTGAAGAAATGTTCTTAACTCCAAAAGAGTATAATGAGCTTAACAGAATTGGGGAGGAAATAGAAGAAAGGTGTAAAGGTAAAACTCCTGCAAAAAAAGCAAAGAAAGGGTTAAGAATAACTCACTCCAAAGGACATTCATGGAATATAGAGGAAGGAGACTTCAAAGTACACGCTAAACATGGTTTGGTAATATCAAATAAAGACAATTTTGAGGAACCAAAAGAAAAGAATATCTTTACCAAAGGATTTAGCTGGCAACAAACTAACTTAAAATGTGGTGGATATGCAGAGACAGGAGGTATATTACCAAGAAAAACTAAAAAATCAGAACCACTTAATAGTTTGATGTGGAAAGTAGTAGCTGATTTAGATGGACCATCTCATAAACAAGGAGGAATTAATTTATCAGTTGAGGATGGTAAGGTACATTTTTCAAATGGTAAATCTAAAGTTCATGCTAAGTGTGGTTGCCTGATTAAAGCTAAAAAAGCTGAAGAAGGTATTATGATTAAAACTAAAAAATCAAAAATAAAAAACTATGGCAATAATTAGTGAAGCAATAATTGATTTGGTAAACTATAGAATAGAACAGGAAGAATATTCCAGTAGAATATATTTAGATATAGCTGTTTGTATGGAATATCAGGGATATATGGGAGCAGCAGAATTGTTTAAAAAATATGCAGAAGAAGAAATGATACATGCTAAAAAGGCATATGATTATCTACTTTCTTTAATGATAAGACCTATTATTCCGGCATTAAAAGAACCTAAAAATGATTATAAAGATTTACCAGAAGTAATAAAATTAGCATATGATCATGAATTAGAAGTTACAAAACAATGTAGTGAGTTGGCTAAAGCTGCTGCTAAAGAAGGAGATTATATGACTTTGGAATTTGCTCAATGGTATTTACGTGAACAGGTAGAAGAGATAGATAAGACAGGTACTTTGATGGATGAATTAAATACATTTGGAAAAAGTCCTGAAGCCTTGAGAATGTTAGATACTAAAATGGGAAAATTGGCTAAACATTATAAAATTACTCAATTATGAATATAAATGCAGAAGGGGAAGAACTGGTATTAAGAAATGATAATGGAGATATAGCCATTATACCTAAAGTTCATAGAGATAAAGCATTACAATACTTGAAACAAGGAAATCATTCTGCTTTAGATGATTTGATTGAAGGATTGCCTTTGATGGAAGATTATGCAGAGGATGGAACTTTACTTGCTAATTTAACTTCTCCAGAAGAGCCAACAGAGCCTACAGGCACAGAAAAGAAGAAAAGAGGTTTATTTAGTTCTGATGAGTATGCAGATATAAATAATAAATATCTGTATGGTAAATTTACTTCTTATAATCCAAGTAAAGGATTACAATGTACCGGAACTTCATGTAGAAATTTTCAGCAATTATATCCTGAATATACATCTACTTATCAGGAAATAGCTGAATTACAAAAAGAAAAGAAATTACCTTCTAAAGTAGTAACTCCAAGTAGTAAAATCACAGACCCAGAATATGTAAATAAGAAAGATGGAAGTGGTGTAGATGCCTGGGATATTCATAGAGTATATATAAATACTGGAAAAGGTAAAAGTCTATTTGAACAAAGTTATGATAATCCTAATAGGGAAAAAGAAGTAACTTCTATGGATTACAAGTCATTTCCTGTTGGCACTTTATTAGGGCATGGAAGTGCAAGAGGTAAATTTGTAGATCCAGATGCTACAGATTATGCAGGAAATAAAGTAAAAGAACTTCCAAGACATTTATCAGTAGTACAAGGATTTGTAGAGGGATATGATAGTGAAGGTAATCAGGTAACTGATATTTTAATAGATGATTTAGGTAGTTTAAAAAGAGTAGGAAATTCTGTAGAGGCCCAAGAAACCTGGAAAGATTATAGTAAAGAGATAACAGCTATTACATCAAGAAATGAATTAGAAGGAACAGATTATTATAGTTTAAAAGGTATAGACTCTCCAGAAAAAGCTAAACAGAAACAAAAAGAAGTATTAGATAAAATGAATGAACTTTCTAATCCCGCTTATAAACAAATAAAATCAAAGAAGAAATAAATGCTTACTTGTTGTAAGCATTTATAAATTTAATTGGGTTTACACACCAGGTTACATCTCCATAAAATCCAGCTCTTTTATTAGTATCTGTTAGTATCTCGAAATGCAGATGTGGAGATTTAGTATATTTCTTTCCAATCAGTGCTATGGGTTGACCTTTTTTAACAATACTACCCCAACTAATTAAGATAGTATCACAATGAAAGTAACTGGATAATATGTATTTACTATCTTTTAATTTATGTTTTATTGCTACAAAGGCATCATAAGCTTCTACAACTTCTCCACATCCTATAGAATATATAGTATCTCTATAATCGCTATATGGATTTCCTTTTTTATTTAAATCAGCTCCCAAGTGTTTGCCATTAGATGTTATATTTCCAAATGGATTTGCATCATAATAGTTTTTCATATTTACTGGAAACATCAGTTTATAATTTAGTGCTAACTCTGCTTTTAATTCTTCTTTTTTCTCTATTATTGTAATATTTGATTTGGTACAACTAAATAAAGTAATGATTATTAGACTTAAAATTATTTTTTGCATGTTATTAAGTATTAATTGTTAATAATATTATTGTAATTCAAAATTACTTATCTTTGAATAAAAATTTTATATGAATTGCTTAAACTTAAACATTCCACAAATAGCTAAAGACTATGAAGAACTTACACAAGTCTTTAATGATGATAAAATAGCTTATGGTTTACTGGCACAAAATAATGGATATAATTTAGATTTAACACCACAAGGAAAAGAATCTAAACTGTTTAAACAAATATTAAAATTACCTGAAATAAATAACAATAGGTTTTTAGCCTTAAGGTATAAAGCAAAAGCTTATACTGATAGTTTTTTAGATTTTCATGGAGATTGGTTAAATACTGAGAAAGAACCTTCTGTTAGTGATGTTAAAAAAGAGTTTGAAATTCCTGTTAAATCCACTGAATATAAATCTACTGATATACCTTTTATATATCCAACTTCAAAAGAAGAGTTAGATACAGTCTTAAATGAAATAAATTCTGCTATACAGCAAGGAGTTACAGCCTTTGTTAAAAGAAAGGATTCTAATATAGTCAATGAAATTGAGAAAGAATTATCTGATAATATCAAACAACAAATGATTTCTAAAGGATTTGATTATATAGAAAATGAAGATGCAGGATTTTTTATTAAGAAACAGACAATTAAAAATATAGTACCAAAGTTTAAAGGAAAAATGACTTTTAGTTATGGAAATAATAAAAGAAATGATATAAAATCTACAACTACTTTAGAAGCTATAAAAAATGGAGAAAGAACAGCAACCACAAGATATGAATCAGATGGTAACATAAATTATTGGAAACAAATTAAAGTAGGAGATATAGTTGAGTTTGAGGGACAGAATAATGAAAAAGTTCTAGTGAAAATCACTAAGCCACTATATAAATTAAAAGGAAGTGGATTAACAATTGAAGATTGGTCTAAACTTGAGGGATGGTCAACTAATTATTTTAACATCAAAGTTAAACCAAAAGTAGATGAAGCTTGGCAAATGCAATTTAAGGTTATTAACCAATTTACAGAAGAAGAAGTTCCGTCAGAAAAATATACAGCTAAATTATATAATTTATTAGAAAATTCAAGTAATCTATTTGCTGTTAATGGTATAGAAGATGCAAAAGAAGATAAATATATAGAACATCTTAATGCTAATCTATTTGAAAATATATTAGATACTAAGAGATTAATAAGTAAGATGGAGTTTAATATGAGAAATTATCTCAAAGCTAATGGATTATCTTCTCATTCAGTTATAACCAACAAAAAGCATGATGGAACTTACTGGATTACAATGACTGATGAAAATTATGGTAATACCTGGGATAATGCTACTTCTCCTGAAAGAAGAAATAAGATACTTACAAGAAATAGAGAATGGATAAACAGAGTTAATGAACAATTTAAAACCTATACTGGTTCAAATGCTATTTATGTAGAGAATGTACAATTAGGTTCTTACTTAGGAGGAAGAGTTTATATTGATGAGAGTGTTTTAAAAGAATACAATGCAGCAAAATATATAGAATATTTAAATTCTATTAAACAGTATAAAGCATTAAAAAACAATGATATAAAAATAGAAGAGGATTTTACTGTATTACCTTTAGCTAAAAAACTTAAAAGTGAACTATCTACAACAAGAAGAGAAAAATCTAATTTAGTTTTGTCTGGTGGAAAGAATATAGATATAAACAGATTAGATAATAAGATACAGGATTTAAATGAACGTATTAAAAAACTAAAAGATACAGAAAATTTAAATGATGTATACAATGAGGCTGAATTACATTTTGCTGAGATAGGAAAACTTCTGTCAGCAAAAAATATGAGTGCTAATCAATTTAAAACTTCATTAGATAAATTAGAATTATGGATTTCTGCTGGAGATTTCAGTACAAATGATCATGTATTTTTAGACCCTGAAGAAGCTAAATCTGAAGTACTGCAAGAAAAATTCTCAGATTTAGGCAGAAGAGCACAATTGTTAATGAATGATTTGATAGAACAGGGAAAGGTATTATTAACCAATATTGTTAATGATAAATTTGGAACTGAGTTAACTTATGATAAAGTAGTAGAACTTGGACATAAATTAGGTTGGTTTCCTAAAAATGTATATTCTTTAAATAGAATAGGACATGCATTGGCACAATTTATATTAGCCTCTGTAAATGAATCTAATGAATTAGCTTATAGAGAATCTAAAATAGCTTCGAGAGGCTTAGCTGACTTATATGAAGAAATGAAGAAAACTAATTTTGATGAAAGAAATTTCTATCAGCAAGATGAGGAAGGAATTTATACAGGAAGGATGGTACATAAATTCTCAGATAAATATGCTAAAGCAAAAGGAAAAAACAGAACTGTAAAATTCAGAAAAGAAGATCAGTTGACCATTAATCCTGATATACTTATTAATGGTACTGACGAAGAAAAAGCAAATCATACTATAGAAATAGTAAATAATTTAGGAGAACTTGAAGCTAAAAAATATATAGATAAAGCACTGACTAAGTATGAAAATTATCTGAATACAAGAAAAGCACATATAGAATTAGAATATGGTATTACTGAAAATATACCAGAAACTTATCATAGTAGTTTGACTTTTGAAGAAAAGAGAAATAAAATTATACAGGCAGTCAAAGAAGGCAAGACTTTTTGGATTAAATATAAAAGCAAAAGAGCTGAAGATNTAAATGAACCTGAGTCATGGAGGAGAATAGATAAAGCTGTATTAAATAAAACTCAGACACAATTAAGTGATATTGAAGGTTCTTCTGATTTAAAGACTTTCAACATTGCTTTGGATTATAGATTCCTGGATGTATCATTAACAAATCCAGAAGAATCTACAGGTATACTTACTGAAGAACAAAGGTCAGATTTAGAGCAATGGGAGAAAGTAAATTCTCCTGTAGAAAGAATAAGAGCTATAGAGAAAAGTAAAGAGAAAGAATTATCTAAAGTAGCTGGTAAAGATACTTTTCTTGAGATTATACCTAAAAGAGAAAAGAATGGTAAAAGTACAGGGTACTATGATTCTAAATTTAATACAATAGAATCCAACTCTGCTGCATATAATTTTTATCAGAGAGCAGAAGAAATTACAAATAATGCCCAGGAATTATTTGGGTTTAAGGATATTAGTAGAAATTCTTTAGCTTTTGTTGAAAGAAGTACATTATCTAAATTAGCTGATATAGGTGTAGCTAATTTCATAAGGAAGGATATATTTGACTCTATAATTGGTTCTCTTACTGGTGGTAATATAACTAAAGAAGAAATAGATCCTATAACTAAAAAACCTATTAAAAAAATAAAGGTACAAACAGACACTATTGACCAATTGATAAATCGTAGGTATGAGGCTAAAATAGAAGCTTTTAAAAAGATAAATGAAGATTTGCCCACTAAAGAAGAAAGAAAAGTTATGTATAAAGAAGCTTCAGAAGAAGTAATGAATAAAATGCAATTTGATAATAAAAATACAAGTTTATTTACTTCTTTAAACTTACTTAATTTTGCTGCTCTTTCTTACAAACATGCTTCCATGATTGAAGATACTGTAAATCTTGCTATGACTTACTTACCTAAATCTACAGTAAATACTGGAGTAAATATAGTTGATAGTAAAGGTAATTCTGTAGGACAGGAATATATAGATAATTTACAGGATATGGTAAATTATACATTAGATGTAGCTTATTATAAAACATCAAAACAAGATACTTCTACTAATTTAATTCCTTTATATACTCCTGAAAATAAAAAAGTTATAAGGGAACTCAGAAACAAACTAAAAGATCCGAAAGTATCTAAATCAGATAAAGAACTTATAAAAGAACAAATAAATGATATACAGAAAGAAACTAAACATGTAACTACTAACAGTTTAGTAAGAGGATTTATGTCTTTTCTAAGACTTAAAGGAATGGGTTGGAATATTCCTGCTGCTTTTGCTAATTTAGCTTATGGTAAGATAACAAACTTATATAAATCAGTAGAAGGCAGAATGTTTAATTTCAAAGATTTTGCCTATGCTGAGAAAGCTATATTAGTAGAGAGGAATAAATTTAATAAAGTTATAGAAAATTATAATATTGTAGGAGATGTTTTATATGAATTTAAAACTACAAATAGATTTGAAGAAAACAAAGGCTGGTTCTTTAAGGTTACAAAAGCTGTAAAACCTTATGCAATGCAAACTGCTACTGAAAAATCAAATCAGGGAGTAGTCATGATAGCAATGATGAAACATCAAATGGTTACTAATAAAGAGGGACAAACCAAATCTCTTTGGGAAGCTATTGATTCTAATGGAGTTTTATCAGATGAATGGAAAATAGGAAATAAATCAGGAGCTAATGCTGTAGCTTCTATGGTGGCAAAAATTAACTCACAGGTAGAAGAAATTCATGGAGATTATAAAAATCCATTACTGATAAAAAATACAATGGCTGGACAATCTCTTGGAATGTTCAGACTTTGGTTCTTTGAAGTATTTCATTCAAGGTTTGGTCCTGAAAAAATAGATTATATAAGAGGTATAGAAACTAAAGGTAGGTATAGAACTATATTAGATTTAGCTAAAACTTACGGATTTAATCCAAAAAAGATATATACTGCATGGAAAAACAATGAACTATCTGAAGTAGATAAAGTTAACATGAAAGTAAATCTTATGGAATTTGCTACAATGGTAGTTACATTTGGATTATATGCATTAGCTAAAAGTGCTTTATGTGGAGATGAGAAAAAATGTCACAAAGCTTCTATGACTCAATTAACTGTACTTAATTTAAGTAAGAAAGTGATGCAAGATGTTACATTTTATATAAATCCTAATTCATGGGGACAATTTATAGGGAATCCTACAGCTATGACTGGATTGTTAAATGATTTAGGTAAGTTAATGGAGTTGTCTTATATAGAATTATTTGGAGAGGAAGAAGATGCTATATACAAAACTGGAACAAGAAAAGGAGAAAATAAATTTTGGGTATTTACCAAATCTCAATTACCTTTTGTAAATTCTGTAGAAAGGATGAAAAGATTTGGAGATGAACTTACGCAGACACAACGTTAATTTAAAGACACAAAATCTCTTAGAATAGGTATAACCATAAATATTAATACTTTAGTATTTTTATTAGGTTCAAGTAAATCATGTTCCAAACCATAGAGAAGTTCCTCTATAGTTTTTGGTTCTAATATCAAATAGTCTTTACCTGATACTATAATGTGTTTCCATGTCATTTTTGTTGTATCCATTCTATATAATCTTCTAATCTATCTTTAATATATAACCAACCAAATGTTATAATTGATGGAATAAAAAATATAATACATAAAATGTAATATAGTATTTTAATAGTTATAGTCTTCATCATTTTACTTCAATAAAATCTTTCTCAAAATTAATTTTTCTATTTTTCTTTAAGATTATTCCTTTATTTTACTCGTTAAATAATAATGTTATTTCATCTGGTGTCAACTCTCTGTTAAATACCCTAACATCATCCATCCATCCATTAAAAGAAAAACTATTAGAAAAATAATTGCCCAACCTTATAGATGCATAAGTATTATTTATTGACGATGCTGCGGCTCTTGTAATTGGAGTACCATTATCATATATAACTTTCATAGTTGAATTGTTATAAATAACTANAAGATGATGCCAATTCCCATCATCAAAATTTTTATTTATATTCAACTCATAAGCATTATTGTTAATCCTATAAGGAAAAAAGTTTGATACAGGACTACCAAATGCCACACAATAGTCTCCCTGCTGATTGCTGAAATTTGATTTTGCGAATATTCCACCATTATCAGTGCCGTTATCCTTAATCCACATTGAATAAGTAAAAGAAGGTAAATGGCCAATAGACGAAATATTTATATAACTTGAAGATGCTTTTGAAAATAAATAGGCATGATTAGCATCTCCTTTCCTACCAACAGCTAAAGTAGCATTACTAACAGTTCCGTTATTACCATTACCACTCTCATCATTCGCATTGCCATTGAAAGGATAATAAGCTATCAGGCCGTTTGTCGGAATTGGGGAGCCAAACCTAAAAGGATTAATTAAATTCATGTCTTTCTGTTTTACTTCCAATAATGGATTTATTAATTTCTTTCCCATCCCTCATCGATGTTTATATTTTCATTGTTTAACCAAGCTGCTTTTAAGTCAATTTCATTTTGATAATTCTGCATAATTCGATTATGAATATCGACTATATCTAACATGATTTGTTCCTCCTCCTCAGTTGGTAAACCATTTTTTAATTTCTTTATCGCAATTCCAATTCCCATNGCATANAAGTCATTATCAATTAAGGTTGCATTTGCAACACGGCGNGCATTCTCNATTGAAAAGAAAACCTCCTCCTGTGGCTTTTTTAAATATTCATACTCNATTAACCATTTCNNATANATAGGATANTCNGGATGNGGCTCNTTAANCGGTGTTTGTGTTTTCTTGAAATTAATCAAACGCTGGTCATATTCCTGCTCTGCAAATGGCTCAAAAGGCACAAAATATTTGAAATCTGGATTTGTTCTCTCAGGATAAACTGTTTCAGATACCAAATTATTAAATGATAATGGTTTATCATTTATAATATCCCATAAAACTGCTTTTATCATAATACAATATTTGTTTCATTGTATTCATTATATTGCCACCCAGTACTAATATCGGGATTTTGATTATTATTAACAGCAGCAACCTTTGAATCCCTATTTGTTTTGTTAACCCTTATTTTATCTGCAATATCCTGAATTAATTTAATTTCTTCTTTCTTTTTGTCATTAATAAGAGTAGTATTCTTATCGTATCCTAAAGCCTTTAGAGCGTTATCAAAAGCTAATATCAGATTTCTAAGCCTTTTTTGAGAAGGCATAGTGCTTTCGTTCGCTTCACTTTCCTTATTATCAAGGGCTTCAAGCCTAAATTCTTTTGTTGTATCAGTATAAGGATAAGTAATTTCCCATTGTTTGAGCATTGGATAAATCGGGTGTGCTACATTTTTATATTGTTTTAATTCTCCAACTTCATAGAGAAATTCAGACATATCCGGCTTTGCAGAAGGTTCCCAACTTGCAATTAATTCCTGATTTGGCCCCATACCGCCATTATTGACCATATCATCAATCCATTGAAGTTTTTGAGCCTCAGTTATAAGTCCAGAAGTATCTGGATAATTCTCAGGAAGTTTTGTTGTTGCATTTACTATTACAAAAAATGTTGTCATATTTATTATTTTTAATATTTAAAACCAATCCAGTAAAATTTTAAAGCTATTGCTCCTGTTCCGGCTAAATCAAAATCTACCGACCACTTATCTCCTTTTGTAAAGGAAGTAGTAATTAATGCAGGTTGAGTTCCGTTTGTTAGTGAGGTATATTCACCTTGTAAGATTGTTGGTCTTGTAGAATATACTGTATTTCCATCTTTATCATTAAAATCTAATGTTACATTTCCACTACTTGAAGTAGTTGTTATTCCAATAAAACAAGAAGTAGCAACAAAATTGAATGGCCAATGTCCTGATACTTTTCCAGTTCCAGTTGTAATAGCAGTAACTTCATCTGAGCAAGCGAATGAAAAAGTTTCACTTTGTAATTTAGCATTCCATGAAGCTGCTGTAGTTCCAGTTAAAGCTATACAAACTAATTCTACTTTCCTTCCAGGACCAACAGTTGTTATAATATTACTACCAGAACTATTGATAGTAAGAGTTCCTGTAGATAAATTAATAAATTCATATGATCTACCTAATTTTAAAGTAGTCACATCAGGCATAGTAATTGTCTGGTTGCTAGTGCCTGTAAAATATTGTACTCTTGTAGAAGATACAGTTAATGTAGTTGTTCCACCTGCTGTAGCAGTTGTTGTATATCCAATAGTCTCTACTACATCTGCTTTTGTGGCTGGGTCAAAATAAGTAGCCTCTCCAGATGAATTAAATGCAGCTAACTGATTTGCAGTACCAGTATGTTTACCAAGTACCCAATCCCTATGGGTAAGTAAATCATGGTCAGTACTTGTTATAGAGTTAGCACCTTTTTCTGCTATAAGTTCACGTAAATCTAGATAATCTTCTCCAGTAGCTAATGATCTAACACGTGATTTTACAGTATTAGAATATCCATCTGCCGTTTGAATTATCAAAGCTCCTAAAAATCTAAATTCAGCTATAGGTAATCCTATTGTAACAAGATTTCCTAATTCTGAATTTATAGCATCTCTGGCATTTGCTAATGAAGTATATTCATTTTGTCCTATAAATCCTACAAATTTTCTATCAGTATCATTTGTAGCTGTTATAAATACAATTAAAAAATTAAGATTACTTACTTCTGTTAGACTCCATGTTCCAGTATTTAATCGATTATAAGCAGCTCTGCCTGTTCCTGTAGGAATTACAAGATAAGAAGCTGTCTCACTTAATCTCCAGATATTACTTGCATCAGCACCAGAACGATAGAATTTTGGTAAATTATCTGTTATTGCTCTTGAGGAAAGTATAAATCTTGCGTCTTCATCCCAGCAAATAGTTTGCTCAACTCCTGATTGTATATGAGTATCAGAACTTCCATTACCATCTGCTATAATATTAGTTAATAATCCACCATCTTCTAAGGCAAATCCTATAGTAGAATGTAATCTTCTATGAGTATCTCCACTCATTTTTATAGAGTGTTTATACTCTCTACCAAAATATAATTGTTTTTGATTAGTAACATCCCAATAAATAGAAGCTACAAAAGCATATCGTGTAATTAAATGAGCGTCAAATGTTAGAGATTCTGTTAGTACCCCACCATTATAGTATATAAAATGTTGACCTTCTGTGTTACTTATCTGAAATGTTTCTAAGGTTGTTTTAGTATATTTAGTGCTATTATCATAGAAATTAAACTCAGTTGTAACAGGTTGTATAGATAATGTTCTTGTACCATTATCAAATGTACATGTAACCTCATTATCTGGGTCTATAAATCCATTTATTTCTTCATCCTGAAAAAATTCATTAGTACTATTCCATGTATCTTTTTCTAATTGTGTTGGTACATCATCTAATCCAGCAAAAGTGAAATTTTTAGCGGGTAATGTGGCAGTATAATTTGTAGTGCTACTTACATTTGAAGCTATAATTGTATATCCGCTACTTTGTCCTCTTATTCTGAATTTACTCTCTATAACAGTTATAAAAGTAGTAAAAAATACAACACTTTGTTGTATAAAAGAAGATACTGCGCTTCTTATAACACTCCATATTAATGTTTTAGCTGCATGAGGAGCTGCTGCATTTGTAACTATGAAAGAATCTCCAGGGTCTATAGTTCCTCCTGCACCAGTGGAATTTATAAGAACAGATATGTCTATATTATCCTCCATGTACTCTTTAATCTCATCCAAAGTACAATTATATGTTTCTATAGTAGAAGCAAATATAAAAATTTCACTTCCATCTAATCCCCCTGGTTTTGAACCATATGTATCTATTCTTGCCATATTAATATGTTGAGACTAAAACATCATTATAAGTATCATATATTAGTTCCTCATAAGTGTCAATTAATGAATCTACTAATGTTATCTCCTGTATATCTCCATAAGATACACCCAAACAAGTTTCTATATAAGGTCTTACGTATACAGTTTGTTGTGTGAATGTTTGAAGTATACTGTTACTTCCGTATTTATTTGGAAATATTATTTTTTCATCAAATCTTGTGAAAGTGCCTGTATAATTATATTGTACTCCAACCTCTATTAAATTAATCCATATAGGTGATTCTATGTACATCTTTAATACAGCTTCCAGTGTTAGAGGAGTTACAGTTAACTCAAATACAGGTAATTCTGGTTCTGTAAAATATATATAGACTTCATAGTTTTCTACTACTTCACCATTTATATTATGAGAGTAATATTGAACTTTTTTAATACACTTTCCTACACTAAAATCCTTTACTTGTTTTACTAAAGTAGATTTATCTTTAGCCTTAAAAATCTGTATTTGTTCAATATAGCTTATCATAGTTTATTAATTAAGCAAATATACAATCTTTCGCCAATATAAAAAAGGGAAAAGGCGAAATCCTAATCCCTAATTTATTCATTTTTCTGGAAATCTCTTTCTATTCTTTTCTACCATAGACTTGATTTCTCCAAATGTTATTACATTAATATCTTTTGATGCTATAAGTCTATAAGCATCCACTATACAAGCTACTAAAGCGGGAGTAACAATTATTCCAGAAGACCTTAACATAGCACATACATTACTTATCATCATGTCATCAAATTCATGTAATATTTCTTCTAATTTTTGTGACTCTTTCTTTCCCATTATTCTATTTTTATAGTTTTAATAAACTCTTTTAAAACAGCTATTTGAGCTGGATTTAACTCTTGTTTTTTAAGTTGATTCCAAATATAAGCAAATACAATCATCATTCTATCAGAACTTAAAGAATCTTTATGAACTATACCAGTTAATATCTCAGAGTATTCTGAATCAGGCATAGATATTATTGATTTTATAAGCTCTTGATTTGGAATGGATACTATATGTATTGCTTCATGTTGAGGAGTTAAGTGTATTTCAATCATTTTATAGGTTAAATATATGAAATTAATTTAATAAATTTAATAAATTGTTATCCTGTAAATATCTCTTAAACATCAATAGTTTTCCTTGTAATATTCTAATATTTTCTTTCATTATATTTTTTTCAATTAATTGTTTTTCTTTTCTTTTATTGCGTTCCTCTTCCATTTTATTCTTAGCTTCACTATCATCTTTTATAAGTGAGGACATAATTACGTCACTCATAAATTCTCCTATAGTTCCTCGTTCTGGAAGTGCATCTAATCCCTCTATTAATAATTTAAAATCATCGGATGTTAAGTTCAAACTTTTTAAATCTTGCATTTTTATTATATTTAAATTTTTTTGGGTACTCTGTTATAAGTTTTCCCCTTATCTTATTATAAAATAAAAAACTCACTCTAAAATTAATCAGAGTGAGCCTTAATTGAAAGTTTTTTTTTAACCTAAAATAGTTTCTTTGTCTCTGTAAAATAACCCAAACAACGGAGGTATAGAAGTTAAAATAATTATAATCTGATCCCATGTCATACCCGCCAGATCCAATAGGTTATTGTCAGCCGGTACTAATTTAAACCATGCCAATATTAATACAACTATTGAAACCAGGCTTAAAATAGTTGTTTTCTTTTCTTTTAACCTGCTTAACCATTCTTCATAGGTTCTTACACCTTGCGCTGCTGGGATAGTAGGCTTTTTAAACCATTGAATAGCAGCCCACACAAAACCAACTATCATAATCGCTGCATGGACAATTGTAGTTGTCAAGTTTATTACATCCGCTTGCAAATCGGGTTTCAATTTGCCAATTGCGACTAATATAGCCACAATGCCAATAATCACACCCATAATTTTTGCTTCCACTGAAGGAAGTTTGTCAGGAAAATCTGTCATATTGCAAAATTTTATAGTTTATGATGTAAAATTAAATAAATTTTTATCAATCACAATAATCTTTATTACAAATAGGACAGTCTGTTATGTGTGTCTTTTCAGCTTCTTCTACACTGATAATATTATAGATTTGATGTTTACAACTATAACATATACCGGTATAAGGAGCAAATTGAATTACATTATTTTCCTCACAATATTTGCTTTGAGCTTCAATAGCTCTTGATACATCAAAAATTGCTTTCATTTTTGGCCTAAAATTAACATTTGTTCTGCTTTCTTTGATAGTAATTTTGCTAAATTACTAAAAGCCTTTGTGTATTCTACAAAAGCTTTTTTCTGTTTTCTTGAAGAATCTTTTATTTTATTTTCAAAATTATTCTGTTCTTCTTTTGTCATTTGATAAAATGCTTTCATATTATTTAATTTAATTATTTTCTTCTGTTTCTTTTATAAATTCCAGTAAATTATACTCTTCAAAGAACCTATCATTCATTTCTTCTGTAGGAACTTCTTCAGTTGATTCAAGCTCTCTTTCATTTTCTTCTCTCCAATTTCCAAATAAACTCATATTACATATGTTTTAATTCATTATCAATATCTCTGTTTAAAGCTTTTTCTTCTGTGAATTTTTCTGGATACCTCTTTTTTAATTTTTCTATATTAGAAGTTAATACTTCATTTAAAGAAATTCCTAAAGTATCACAAGCTAAACCAATATACCACATTAAATCTCCAAGTTCTTCTTTTAGATTTGTTAAATCTAAAGGTTTACCATAGAATATAAATTTCTTCAAAGTATCTACAAACTCACCTGATTCTGTAGTCATACCTAAACCAGCATGTAAAAGTCTATAAACTTGTTTATTCACAGACCTTTCATATATAGGTTTCATGTCTGTAGGCTCTGTTCTTAGAACTTCCTTTACATATGTACCAGAGGTAATAACTTTAGTATATTCTATAGACTCACAATCTGTTTTCATTACTCTAAAAGTTATATCACCCTCATTTAAAACCTCATACATATTTCCAAGCTCACTTAATACCTCAAATTCTTCTCCTATTCTATTTTCATACCAGTAATTTCCTTTTGTTATTTTAATTTTCTTCATATAGTTTAAATTTAATTAACATTTCTTCTGCTTTAAGTATTAATTCTTCAATAGTTCCATTATTTTCAATAGTATAGTCAAACTTACAATCATCTAATATTGTTTCTGATTTATGTAATGTATTCAAAACTTGTAAGTGATTATCATGTTTAAATCCAGTAAGAGAATTTCTATTGACTCTAATAATAACCCCTCCTCTGTCTCTAATAGCTCGAACTTCGTTAGGAAACCTAACGTCACTTATAATCCAGTTAGGATATACTTTTAAATAATCAGGTAAGATAACTCCTGCTACTTGATTCATTCGATATTGTAATTTCTCATATGATTCTTTAGATTGAGGTTTATATTCACTGAATAAAGCATTTATCCAAACATCTTTATGTATAACATCTCTCATTGCATCTGTACCTACTTTTTGAAGAAGTTCTCTTACTGTAAGTTTATTAACAATAGGTTCTGCTGGCTCATCACAACCATTGTTATCTGGATTGTAGTATGAAGGTATCCACCCATCTGACATAGTTATATAATCCCACTCCTTTCCAAGATAACTATTCTTAACTTCTTCTTTTTCAAAATCTTCTATAGGTATTCCTGTTAGAATAGAACATATTTGTTTTACAGCATAAGAAAATTTCTTTATTTGCCAACCTGATTCATTACCTACATTACAAAATCCTCTCCATCCTTCTGGGGTGAATATTAAATTAGTTTGTACAAATTTTTCAATCGAAATTCGTAACTTGTTTTCTTCTAACATATTATTAGAAGGTTTACTATTCAGCCAAATTAAAGTTTGTATTATTTTGGCTGTCAAGTCTTTTCCTTAACCACTCCCAGCCTTACCAGATATTCCGATAAGATTGGGAGTGTTTTTGTTTATTTTTTCATTCATTTTAGATACTGTTTATTTCTATTTGTTTTAACTGAAATTCTAACTCCTTAATTTTCATAGCCATGTTTATAAAATCTTCTAAATAAAGACATGCAAATTCATCCTGAACTACAAATCTTTTATTAGCTTTTTTTGTTTGTTGGTGAATAAACACAGGTACTCCATTTTTATTAGCTTCTTTTATCTCACTTAAATAAAGAGGGTATTTAGCAGCACCTCCACATAAAGTTTTAGTTTGAATAAGATATTCAAACTCATCTCGTCTATCTTGATTTACTACGGTTATATCAACTTTTTTAGAATCCAGAAATCTACTAAACTCTCTTGTAGACCCTAATTTTGGCATTACATGAAAACTGCTGTCATGAATTTTCCTTATCTCTTCATTTGTAAGTTCTGTTTGATTCAATGTTAATTTATTAAACTTATTTATAACATATCTTTCAAACTTCTTACCTGCATCCTGATTTCTATTTGCCATACTATTTCATAAAAATTGATACAATTACTATAGCTATTAATATTACAATAACTAAAACTATACCTCCCCAAAAAGGAGCTAATACCCAAAACCAAGACCAATTTATTACCTTTAATAGCTTTAAAGCTACAAATAAAACCCCTAATAAGCCTATTGCAGTTACTCCTGAACTCCTGTTGTTATTTATTACTGTCTTTCCCATATGTATTGAATTAAATTAAGAGAAGGTATTAAACCTTCTCTATTAAGTTTTCTATAAAAATTTCTTCAGTCAGTCTATCTAATAACTCACAACTTTCATCTAATTTAACCCCTAATTCATTTTCCTTTAGTTCTTTCCATTCAGGAAATTTGAATAATGCCATTAAAGGATAGGAAGTAAAATAAGTTTTATCTGGTTGTAATTCTTTATATTTTAATCCAGATAATTGTACTATTTTACTCTTTGCTTTATTTGACATTTTAGAATATTTACTCTCTATTTCTTTAGTCTTTGGATTAACGGAAATTAAAAGTAAAATATCATTTATAAATTCATTAGGAGTTTCAAATATATGAAATTCTCTGCTTTCTATTATATTAGATATACCTCTCCAATTTACGTTGTCTGTAAAATCTATCATATTATTGACTTCTAAAAAAATAAAAGTTCCTTCTTTTTTAAGATAGACATCTACATACACTTTTTCCACTTGTTTAAATGATATATCATACAGTGGTAATATGAAATACTTTAACACTATATCATTACATCTCTTGCTCATTTTTAATGATTTAATAAAATAAATTACTAATTACTAAATCAGAGCTTGGAATAATATTAAATAGTTCAGTTACTTCTTCATTAAATGGATAATAAGTCATATCCATTTTTTCTAATAATCTTACAAGATTTAAACTCTTAGATATTTCAGGATACCATTCTTTTTCTTTATTAGCCTCCATATAAGCTTTATAGGAAGAAATCCAATAATCATTAGGTGTAATACAATCCTTAACAATTTTTTCTGCCGTCTTTATACCCACACCTTCTATACCATTAACATTATCTGTGGAGTCTCCCATGAGAACCTGTATCCACAAATTTCTTAAAGCATTTGCTTCAGATATATCAATCATAGTGTGAGTTCTTGGATTGTAATGTAAGCCTGGAATTTGTTTGGCATCTTTATCACTCGTTACAGTAATTACTTCATATGTATCTTTGAATTTATAATATGCTATACAATTAACATCATCTGATTCAATAACTTTTACTCCAATAGCTCCCATTTCTTTAAATACATCCAATATATACTCTTTCCATATTATCATAAATTCAGGAGTTGGTGGTCTGTTAGCTTTATAATCAGGGTAGAAAAATTTTCTAAAATTGAAATGTTCTTTTACTTGATAGACCATACTTACATAATCTGCCCTTGAATTTAATAATATAGTTGAAATATATTCCTTTATATGATTCTTTACTGCGTCTTTATTATCTCTATTTCCTGCCTCAACTTGTTTGTATGCTACAATAAAAGCTATGGTATCTAAATCTATTACTGCTAATTTCATGAGTTTATTTTTTAAAAAGGACTTTCTATTTGTGTTATACTTACTTCTTGTCTTATTTTTTCTCTTTCTGCTAATATAAATTCATTTGATATATTCTTTTGAAATTCTTCATCATAATCAGAAAATTTAGGGTTTATTACAGAAGAAAAACTATTAAGTATTTCCATATTACTTCCATATATAACATTATCTTTAGGTATATTATGTAACCTGATATTCTTCAACATCTGTTTTTCAATAGAAGGATATTTATTTATAAAATCTCTGTTAATAATAAGATATTTATCTTGTTCCGGGTCTTTTACAAGTAATAAAAATATGTTAGGATTATAATCTACATTATCACATATACAACCTGTAAATACACTATAACGAGGAAAACCAGTTCTTCTACTATAAGTACGTAACACTGTCTGGTAATACAATCCTTTTTCAAAATCCAGCAAATGAGAATCAATAAATCTTTTATAGTTGATTCTTGATTCTTCTAATTTTAGATATATAGCATCTTTACCAGGAAAAGAATCAAATATAACAGGAGTAAATAGTTTGTTTTTCTTTAGAAAAATTCGTATCATGTTATTTCAATATAAAATGGTTCACTAAGTTCTGAAATTTTAAAAGGAATTGCACATATCTCTTCTCCACTGTACTTATTGATAAGGTAATTAACAACTACTTGAGTTATTCTTGCCCCAATTAGAACTGCAAAATATGCTGTTTGTTTAAAAGTACAAGGTCCTTCATCAACATCTTTATCCTCAAATAATGTCTTTTCATACTCTTCTTCTTTTCCAGGAGTAACGACATATATTTCATAGTAATTAGCTCTAAGTCTTCCATCTATGAACAATTCCCTATTATCTCTGTTTTTCCATACATTAAATACTTTTTTTCTGGTTTCCATATTATCTAAACCAGTTACAGTTATTGGATAGTATTCAATTATATAAGGTTGCTTTACCGGGTATATAACCCCTAATCCCATTAAAGAATCTTTTACAGCAAATACCTTACTTTTTCCTTTATCTTTAGGAAAAAAGAATTGTGTTCCTATATTTCTTTCTTCGACTAAGTCATTGTCTAATATATGGTATTTAGCAGGAATAGTTTTAACCATAGAATATAAAGTATTACTTCCTATTCCCCCTACTCCAACAAGTAAAATTTTCTCATCTTTAGATAACAAATACCAGGGAGCATCTTTAAATCTGTCATCAAACTGTTGCATATCCTGAAATTATTTCGTCTATAATATCAAAAGCTTTAGTTTCTCCATATTCAAAGTAATAACTATGAAGCACCTGAAGCGCATTTATAAAATTAACTCTTATTACAGAATCTTCTCCAAACATATTATCATGTATTATTTCAATGTTTTCTTCCAATTGTTCCTGATATAAATTCAATTGACTTTCAGAGTATTTTGAAAGTTTATTCAATAAACCAGAAACATTATCTCTACAATTAATGTCTAAACCCATTAAAGCAGATAAAAATTCTTCTGGTTCTGGAACTACATTCTTTTCTGCAACAAAAGTCTGGTTTAAATTAGGTTTATTATCAATAATTTTAGAACCTGACACTGGTTTACCTTTATATTTACTTGCCCAATCAATAATCTCTTGTGCATCTAATTTTTGATATTCTTTAAAAGAACTATTTCCTTTATGAAAATCAGGTACATTACTAGATATTTTCTTGTCTTTTAAAACCTTTATTCTATCCTCTAACCACTTCTCTGCTATAACTTCATTGTCTATAATTACATCTAATTCTCCAATTAATATTGATTTAGTTTCAGTTTCTCTTTTAAAACTTATTAATTTTCCAAAAGTATTTTTAAACCAGTTTTCAGAACTTACTTTACTTTTTACAGGTATAGCAATTTTAGCACAATATACATGTGCAAAATTTACAATAAGAGATACATAATAATTATATTTTTCTGCATTATCTATTAATTCAGATGTATCTGTACCACTAAAAAATGTAGCCATGTTGTGGTGTGAATGAACTAAGCCACTGGAACATTCCATACCTTCTTCAAATATATCATAAGCATTTACAACTTCTCCGTCATAGTTAAATTCTGTATATGCAGGTTCTCCTATATTCATTGGATATATAAATTGAGCTGTAAACTCAATATCCTTTAAAGAATCCATATTTCCTTTAGTTAGTTTATAAAATAGTATACCAGACCATTCAGTACTACCTATACTATAATGTAGATAATCTATAACTTTTTGTATTTTTTCAGGTATAATTATCTTACCTATTTTTCCTATGTTTTCTGTATTAGTCATATATTACTTCGTATTTATCTGTTAAAAATTTTGTAAACTTTATTTCTATTTCTTCTATTACTTGAGAAAGAAATAAATTGTGAATAGACATTTTTACATTTTTAGTATCTGCAACCTCATCTTTTACTATCTTAAATGGAACCTGACAACCTTTGAAATAAATATCTGTATATTGAGGTATGTTGTCTGTTATTTTTAATGGAGTCACAATTATAGATTTTCTATTTACAGATGGATAAACAAAACGTTTAAAATCAGAACATTCAGTTAATATATTTTCTATTTTCTCTATACTTTTTGTATCTATAAAAGGACATGCAATACCATTTGTTTCATTGAAATTATATTCAAATGATTCTGTATTACATAATACTAAATTTACTGCATTTATAATGTCTGAATTAGTCCAATTTTGAGGAGCAGCTTTAATCTGTGTATTATCTACTATTGAATCCATACGTATAAAAGGAGTCCCTTCAATACTTTCCCAGGATAAATAACTTTTTAGGAGTGTTATAAAATAGGGTAAGTCTATTACACTATTTTTAATATTCAAATCATTCTTTAATTCATGTATAGTAGTATCTCCAAAACATATATTATTATTCCATTGATAAGAAAACCCTCTGGAACAATGAGAGAATGTATATTTCTTAATATACTCATTTTCTGTTACTGTAGACCTTGCAATAGCTATATCTCTAAGAGTTAAACTATTTGTTCTAATATACATTTTAATATATACATCTCTAATAATATGGGACTGTTCTACAGAATTAGTCATAGTAATTTCTGGAAAATGTAATATAATATAAATATAATCACTATCTCTATATACATCATAAGTATCCTCATCCATAACACTCCTTATTACTTTATTTATAAAATTTATCTTTTGTTGTGTAGACTGTTTTAGTNGTAAATTACATAAAGTTTCTTTTTTAATTCTATTTATATGTTCCTTTGTTAAAATATCGAAATTTTCTTTTTCTTCACTCCAATTTTTAAATACTGATTTGGTATTACCATAGTCCATTATTACAATATTGTACTTTTGATATACTATTTTACAAATTATATTTGTTAAGTTACTATAATAGTATGTTTTATATTTTTTTGATAATATATTGTCAAGTTCTTTTTCTGGTAGAGAACATAAATATTCTAAATGCTTTTCCATATGTATTTAAATTAAAAAGAGCCTTTCGGCTCTTTATTAAAACTTCTTAGCTAATTCTAATGCTTCTTGTTGCAATTCATCAGTAGTAACATATTCTACCAGCGATTCTTTAAATAAAGTAAGCTCTTTAATAAAAGTTGAATCATTGGATACAAATGAAACTAATTGCAGTTTCTTTTTAGCATTCTCTAACAATTCTACTACCTCTGAAATTAAATCTTCATTTGTAGTAGAAGATTCATTAGTTGCTCCAGGTGTAGATACAGTTACTTTAATTTCCGAACTACCAGAATTAGCAATAATTTCATGTAAATCTTTATTAGATTTTCCAACAAAATTAATAGGAGATATAACTCCTTCAGCTATTAACCTTTGAACTTCAGCTCTTGCTTCTTTGTAACCAAGACCTGATTTAGTCTTTGTAGGAGTTACAAAGAAGATTGTATCACTTTGTTGCAATACAGATTCATTTAAGTCATAACTGACCTTAGATGTTTTTCCAATTAACTTAGAAGAAGTCCAGTCAATTTCTAATCTTTTTACAGCATCTTCTGATTTTAATTCTCCAAATGTTGCTGCATTTGTTTCAATACTAACTAACTCAACCTGAGTTAATAATTTAAATTTAATTGTTCTCATTGTTTTGATATTAATTACGTAATTATTAAATCTTTTATTTCCTTTAAAGCCACTTTTTGTAATCCTGCTTTTTTTAAAAACTCATACCTGTCAGTAGGGTCTTTTTGAGTTATAAAATCAGGATACACAATAGGTATTAAATCAGGGTACATTTGTGTATATTCCTTTTGTGCATTTATACCAGATGTATCTTTGTCCAACCAAATAAATACCTTTTTATAGTTCTTAAACAATCTATCCATCAAATGTTTAGGAATTTTTGTATTTTCAGACTTTCCTGCAATTGAATCCCAGTCAAAGTGTTCTCTAAAAAACATAACTTCTTTCATAGCTTTAGTTATAATACAAAAGTCATTTTTATACTTTAACTGTAGATAACCTTCAATCCAATTTTCAGGAAAATTATTTTGAAATTTTTTGGATTTACATTCGAATGGAAAATATAATTTGTATTTTCCTCCTATTTGATAAGCTATTGCTAATGTTTTAGGATAGATTTGAAAGGAATGAGTTTTAGATTTATAATGAATAACCTCTACATTAGTACAATTATATTCTTTTAATGTAACTAAAGATATATCGTATTTATCTTTCCAGTAATCTATAAACTCTTGTTTGGGATATTTATGAGAGGTAATTGCAATAGTATATCTATCTTTTTGTGGTATTTTAATTACTTTTGGTTTTAACGTTTTTTTGTCATTTCCATTTTCAAAATACAAGCCTAAATTAAAATCATTATCAATTTGTTGTAACACTTTTGTAAATGGTATTTGTTTTGTGTTACCTAAACTCATCAATATTCTAACAAATTGAAAAACATCCCCTTTCCAGGAAGTTGCATGATCTTTAAAATATATTCTATTATCTTTACTACTGGAAAACAAAGAAAAAGATGGATTTTTATCTTCCCTTAAAGGAGAAGAGTATCGAGCGTTTAGCTCTAACTCTTTTCCTATATAAAATGAGTAGATAGAATAATCATCAATATACTTCAATATGTTTTCAGTAGAAAGACACTCCTTTGTTAAATCTTCTACTATACACATATTTCATGTTATATTTTTGATGGTTCGTCTGGTAAATTTTCTGGAAAACTATCTTCTTCATTAAATACAGATTGTCCTGTATTTATTTCTTCCTCTGGTACAGCATCAGCTATAGGAGCTTCATTACTCAATCTATGAACTGTAGTTCCTGTAAATGGTGTTAAATCCCATTTTGTAGCTACTACTTTTGGAGTAGGTACATTCATAGGCTCAATCCATATATCAAATCCTGTAGGAATTTTTGGGAAATTCTTAGTAGCAGATTGCCTCCATAACTTCAATCTAAAGGACTTTTTATTATCAAATACCTGATTTTTTACACAAACCTGTACAAATTTTTTAGAGATACCTGTATAAGTTTTTGTTACAAAGTCATCATTTTTCAAACCATTTACAAATGTAGCTTCAGTAGCACCAGATGATTCAAGTATTACAGAATTTCCAAACTGTTCTTCAATCTCCTTAGTTCCCATGTAAATTTCAAGAAATTTAACAAGGATTTTTCTGTATTCATGTAAATCTTTCGCTATTTGCTGAATCGTTTTACGTCCTCCCTCAAATGTATTTGTTTGTGGTGCAAATAATAGTATTTTAGTTACACTATCATCAACAATCTGACCTTTCAACATCAAAGTAACCATTTCTTCATCGGGTATACTACAATTTTTAAGATGTAATTCTAATGTTCCTTTTTCATTTACTTTAGTCTCATTTGATAAGACTGTAAATTCGTTTATTCCAATTCTAATCATATTTTTACTTTTTTATATTTAACATTATTTGATTATTCTTTGAATTTAATTGTTCCGATTTTTCCAGACTTAAAATCTTCTATTCTTTGTATGACTTTCATCATATCATTAGGAATAGATTTATCAAGTATTCCTATTGGAGATTTTGCCAACCTAATGCCATCAGTATTAGTTAAATAGACATAATTAGGGTCTTTAGCATCTCCAATAACCATACTATGCAATACAAAATTTGTATATCCTGGAATATACAAATTGCTTTCTAAAAGTTTACCAGAACTTTGCATTCCTACTGTTCCATCATCTTTAAGCTCAGTATGAGCTATTAAAAATAAATATGAATTAATAGGTAGTTGATTTGCTACCAATACAAAGGCTTGGAGAATATCTGCTGCAAATTGATTCCATTTTGCAAATGCAGCTCCACCTTCTTTAGCAGCTATAAATGCAGCACTTGTAGTTCTTGCATTAAAGAAATGGTTTAAATCATCTACTACAAAATAAGTAAAGCTTTCTTTCTTTTCTAATAATGCTCTCTTAGCCATATCCATAGAATCAGTGATAATTGTATTTCGTCCAATTACATATTTATCTGACCCTGGAAATAACAAGGACTTTGGGTTGGGCTTTACAAAAAGAGTCTTTTCTGGTGGTAAATTTCTAAGTCCAGAGGTTTTACCACTCCCACTTGGACCAATATTCAAAATTAGTTCTGCCATAATATTTCTAATTGTTTAATTGTTTTACTTCTTTTTCTCCATATAGCTCATAAAATTTATTATAAGCTGCCGGAGTTAGTTTACTTGCTTCTGGTAATTCAAAAAAATAAGCACATTCGCCTAAAAATCCTAAATAACCAACTTTATGTGCAATTCCTCCTCTATTCTTTATTATTTTAATAGGTCTTATTCTATCCATTAAACCTTTTGAATCAGAATCATGTATTATTTTATATCCATCAAACTCTCTTAGATTAAGAGCTTTAGGAGATATACCTATAATACATATCTGACAATCATGAAATGGATTTTCTGAATCTTTGAGAGATTCTGGACCAGGAAAATATTGCTCAAATCTATATCTATCAAGATTTTTAGTTGTTCTGTTTANTTGATTTAATGCAACCCATGTTTGATTAAACTTCTGTCTACCCCAATCTAATTGAGTAGATAACTGGTCAATTGTACGTTTTGCATCTTCACCTTCAAGCTTAGTTAGTCTTTGAAAATTATCCAAAATATTAATGTTATATAGATTTGGATTTTTTTCTTTATAGGATTTTATGAACCTGTTATCATTGTCTCCTGTCCATTCTACAATTCCGTGTTTATTAGCAGAGGACATTAATTCTTTATAGATATATTTTCTATTGAAATGTTCATTTACTATTCGTACTTTCTTTTCAAACTCATCTGTAATATCCTGACATTCTTTAGAATCTAATAATTCATCAACATCTTTGGGAATTGTATTATCTCCTAAAGAATATATTGAGTCCATATCTTCTAACTTATTATAAGTTATATATAACCAAAATGTTTGAAACTCTGCGATTATTTCTTCAACAGGCATTTCTCCAGTGTAGTAATTTATATCAATATCAAACTGACCATTACTTTTAATGTATTGAAAGAAAGGAGTATATACAAAGAGAAAGTTAACTAATTTTGTCTTTCCTATTCCACTATCCATTGCAACTAAGTAATATTTACCTTTTTGTATATTAGGAATATACTTCTTTAGTTTAGGTAATGTTATAGGAATACCTCTGTTTAACCCTGCTTTTCCCCTTTCTCTTTGTTCTTTAGCCAACTCGTAATAACTCATATCACATTGTATCTATATAAGAATCATTTTCTTTAGTTGTGTAGACTGTTTCCCAGGTCCCTTCTTTTAAGAATGTTTTTAAAGGTTTGGGACTTGTTACAGTCTTGTAGTAATTTCTTATTTTTTCTGTTAAAACTTTATAATCAATTGTAGGATTATTGATTATAGATTGAAGAACATTCAGAGCATCTTTAGTTTCTTCTGTCAGTAAATATACAATATTTCCATTATGTTTCAATGGTATTTTACAATCTTCTATAAAAAATTTGTATATCTGTTTGATTGTTACTCCATTAAATCTGTCAGGAATATTCATACATTTACCTCCTATAATACCTAATTTCTTATCTACAGGAAAATACTCATCCTTTATTTGTATAATTGACTTAGATTTTAACAGATACTCTATTAATTCTTCTTTTGTCATTGTTTTCTACTATTTATAAGATATGAAATTCCTTGAACTAATAATGATACAGGACCTAATATAAATATAGCAAATCCTATCATGAATAATTCATTTGGTTCATACAATTTGTATTTGTGTTGCTCATAAGCTATAATTATAGCTAAAAACCCACATACTAACCATAAAGTAAATATCCACATAATTTAAATATTTAAGTTTAAAATTCTTTTAACAGGAATAAAATAAGCACTACTTCCTATTTTATCCTCACTACCTATTGCTAATATAGTTTCTTCTTCAAACCAATCTTCTTCCATATAATCTTGAGATTCTGGCCATCCTATAAGAAAATAACTATCTTCAAATTCTTTAATTATATCTTCTTGTACCTTTTGTAGTAGTTCAACTAATTTAAGCCTTGAAGAATCATTGATTTCATCAGTAAAAAACATTTCTTTTGCATAATCTTCTGCTATTTTCATTTTAAATTATTTTTCAAGTTTTCCTTTAAATATAATTTCACCATTATAAATAACTTTAGTAGTAGAAAATTTATTAAAATCACAGTAACATGCTAAATATTCCATAGCTTGTTCCTTAGTATAATCTAAATATCCCCAACTTCTTGAAACAATATAAGGAAATTTAAAATTTTTATCTTCTTCATATGCATGTCTCATATCACATGCTTGAAATAAATGACCTAGTTTCTGGTACATTTCAGTTTGTTTTTGAGGATATTCCTGAAATTGATTATAATAGGCTTCTCTATTTTTCCAAGACCATATTACAGTAATATCTGGTAATTTATCCCAATATGGGTGATTTTCCTTATATTGTTTCAAAGTCATACCAGCAGGAAAATCTGAATCTTCCCCATACCAATCAATATTTTCATTTTCATATTCTTTATTTACAATCCAAGTACACTTCTTTGCATCCCAAGTTGTAATAGAATTACCTTTGTCATCGTATTGATGAGAACCATCTTGTGATTTTATATGTATCATATTAAAAAATTTTTAAATTCTTCTTCAAACTCTTCTATTTTCTTATTTAAATCAAAAAGTTGTTCTTTTATAGCTTCTCTTTTCTCTTTAAGTTGCTCCAAAGCATGATAAACACATTCTTTTGGACTTTTAAACCAATCCTCAAATGAGCTATGTTTTCTCATAGGACGCACTCTATCTTTTGCATCAATATAGAAATATGATTCTCTTGTTTCTTTATCCAGAACTTCTTTTTCTATAAATTGATGAAATTTAAGTTTATAGATTTTCATATTTATTCTTTTACAAGTCTTAAATCAATAAATTTAGCATTAGATAAATCATAGCCTTCAAACATACTTCTTGCCCAGGATACCATCTGAGTTTCAGTTAATTTATATGATCCATCTTTTCCTTTTCTCATAAAGTAGGGAAGTAATACATAAAATGTACATTTTTCATTAACATCTAATCTATTACCTCTTCCAACTCTTTGATGTATAATAGTATCAGAGGAATTATAACTTTCAAGAATTATATTATTTAATCCTGTAAGATTTTCTCCCCTATCTATTTTAGAACATACTCCGAGAGATTTTATTCTACCTGAATTAAAAGCACTCATATTAGATTCATTTACTTCTTTTGAGTTATTATAATGACATGTGAATTTAGATAATCTATCACATTGAACAGTATACTTACTAAATGTAATTACTTTGTTATTGGTATCTTGTAATATATCTTCCTGTAAATTAGAAACAACTTTAATAGAAGCTATACCATTATATAACAATTTTATCCTTTTATTTCTCTTTCTTTTCATATCAGAATTTAATTCTTTAAACTCTTTTTCAGTAATTGAACCTAATATAAAATCTACCTGTGCTTTTTCCCATTTTCCATAAGCAATCCTAAATTGCTCATCTGCATAATCATATGCATCATTTTCTGATTGATAGAACATTTTTCTTTGTTTCGTCTTTTTATCAGTATATTCTACTTTTATTGTCTTTTCTCTGTCTAAATCAAATCTAACAAAAGTAAATTGAATATCATTTATAACACCATCTTTTACAGCTTGCTCAAATGTATATTCTACAATAATGGGACAGACTTTATTTAATTCTTCTCTTTTTGATTGCGCACAATATCCTGTTAGACCAAGTATAGTAATATCAGGATAATTATAAAAGAACTTTCCATATTCAGGAGTTCCTATTGCATAGTCTATCTCATCACACACAACAAAAGTTTTACTTAAATCTTTCGTTTCTTTAGTCCACTTATAAGAAGTTTGATAATTAACAAATTCTGCTTTATCTAATAAATGCAGTCTGTCCCATTTTTTAAGTTCCTCTTTCCAGGTAACATCTCTTATTCTATCAGAATTACCTAAGAATAATATAGAATCATAATCATTATGAATTTCATCTAATATTAACATTGTAATCTTAGATTTTCCTGTACCTGTAGCCGAAATTATAGTATTTCTTTTGTTATTTGATTTATAAGACTTTAAATATATACTGACTAATTTTTCTTGTATCTTGTCTTTTTTAGTCATCTTCTTTCTCTTTCTATAGATTTTTTAGCCTGTTTTGATTCTCTACCTAATGTAATCATAACAAATAGTGCTACTATAATTGATGCTATTGCAGTTATCATTTTGATTACTTCAGAAACTTCTTTCCAGTGTAATTTATCACATATGTATAATAATATCAAAACTATTATACCCCATTTAATTAAAATTCTTATTAAATTCATTTTGATTTATTTTAAGTTTGGAAATATTGTAAATATCACATCATCACTTACATTCTTCTGAATCAATTCTTTTAGTATTTTGTAATCTACTTTTTCTTCTACTTTAACTTCNTTATCAACTATAGCATCAGCAGATTTGTTCTTCAATCTATTTTCAATCCTCATTTTTTCTATTGTTCTATTGTTGTAATATTCATCTGCTTTTACAAATACTTTATTAAATACCATANAATGTACAGGTTCATTTATAGCTGTGTATGAACGAGTATAGGTATTGCCTATTATTTTTCCTTCTGCTATTAATACTACCATAGTCAATTGAGGATACCTTATTTTATTATCTTGCAATAATTTCATAAGCTCATATCTACTAATTCCATTTATTTTATGTGCTATGGAATTATATTTCATAGCCATATCTTTTAATATGTTTTCATCTCTTTCCATTTTTATTGTTTTTATATTTATCTATTTATTTCTCTAGCCCAGCAGCTATTTTAAGTGCTTTCATTATTACTTCTGTTGTACACAAACCAAGATTATTATCAAGAAATTTATTAGCTTTTTCATATCTTTCTTTAGCTAATAATATTTTATCATTTGATCTTATAGGATATTTTTCCTTAAACAATTCATCTAAAGAAACTTCTTCATACCAATATTCTACATTTTCTTTCCACCAATTATCATAACTGGGAGAATATTCTCTAACAGCTCTATCTTTCCAATCAGTATTGGTAAATAACAAAGTAAAATAATAATTTTTTTTGATAGGAAGTCTATCTCTTACATTAACTTTTCTTAATACTGTTTCCATAATCTTCTTTGTCAATTATTGTTGTTTCTGACTTACAATCTATACACCACTCTAAGGTAGTACCACTATCTAATGAATATACTTCTTCTGTATTAACGTTTACCCATTTACATCTGGCTACTTCTTTTGAACCACAATTTTTGCATACCTGATAATATTCCATATCAATCAATTTTAAGTTTTGCATTTAAAATAGAATCTCTATCTATTTCACTATAATAACCTCCAATCGCATTTGTACCTGTTTTTTGCATTTTAATAATTTTAGTTACAACTTTTTCAGCACATAATTCTCTCTGTTTTTGAAGTAATTCTTCTACTTGTTCTTTGGTATATACTTTTACACCAAATTTGTTAAATAAAGTTATTTCTTCAACTTCTTCTGCTAATTTACACATTGCATCAATAATCCAATCATCATAAAAACAATTAGGTTCTTTTTCTTTTATTGCCTTATCAAATAC